AAGGAGATCTATACCAGTTTGGGAATCGATCCACCATCCTCGTTATGAGTTCCCGGGAATCCAGGTTGCCAGTCTTGGTGAGCGGAAGCAGGCACTTTTTATCATTTTGCCGGACGAAAAAACTACGTTCTATCCGGTAGCCTCCCTCATGGTATCCCAACTCTATGAGTTGCTCACGGCCGAGGCGGACAAACGCGGTGGGCGCTTGAAGCGGCGGGTGAATTTCATGCTGGATGAGTTTGGCAACTTCACGCCCATTGCCGACTTTACCAACAAGCTCACCGTTGGCGGCGGGCGGGGCATGCGTTTCAACCTGTTTGTACAGAGCTTCGAGCAATTGAAGGAAAAATACGACGATCACGCCGCCAGTATCATCAAATCTAACTGCCAAACCTGGATTTATCTCCAGGCCGACGACCTGGAGACGCTGCGCGAAATCAGCGAAAAGCTGGGAACGTACACCACCTCCAGCTACCAGCTTTCGGCCTCCCACGGCAAATATTCCACACCAAGCACCTCTCATTCCCTTAATCTGCTGGAGCGCAAGCTGCTGACCGTAGATGAAGTACGGCGAGTGTCCCGGCCCTATCAGATTGTCCTCTCCCGCAGTCATCCCGCCATGATGTTTTCTCCCGATCTTAGCGAATGGGCCTTTAACCAGATGATGGGTTTAGGCGACAAGGAGCATAACCGCCAGGTGCGGGAAGAACGGGAGCGCAAGCGGCCCATCCGTACCGACACGAGAGAGGAGGTGAAACTGTGGAACATTTGGGTGTATTACCAAAAGGACATTGCCCGACAACTGGCCGAACAGCAGCAAGCGGCAGCAGCCAAGGGCATGGGCATGCCCCCGATGCCGGACGAGTAAGAAAATTCAACCGGTTGCCCACGCTTCATCCAAAACTTCGTTTTGTAGCGGCGATGGCTGTGACGCTTTGCTGGAACATTCTAACTTCCCCGTCCGCCTTCGCCGCAGGAGACATCAAGGACAGTAAGCTGGTAACGGGAACGGAAAAGCTGATCGGGGATGTGACCACCTGGCTGATGATCCTGGCTCCCATCGTGTCCGGCCTGCTCATCATCTATTTCTGCATTCGCCGTTCCGCCGCCGATGAAATGGATACCAAAAAATGCTGCGCCCGTAAGTATGCGTAAAATCGATACGCATACGCGGGTTTGCCGAAATTCCGCCTTGAGCAAGCGGCAGGTGAAAGTATCACGCGAGGAGTCATCGCGCCCTGTCATTCCACGACTTACTTGGATGGGAAACCTGAAGGGGAGTGTAGCATGTCGTTGTTCCCAAGCGGAACAGGCATACGGCGTATCATAAAGCTCTTCATAAAACGCGGTATGTGGGAATGAAAATCTGTGTATGAGGATAAATGCTACACTGCGTAAACGATAGCCGGAGCTTAGGGATATGGACACCCATCATGCGAAAAGAGATGAAACGCATGGAATTACGGCGGTTGTATTTCCATTTTGTACAGCCGCGTGATACTCGTAATTGGGCGACCGCGAGAAGCGGTAAACGGCGAAAGTCTTATCCGACAACACAGAACGCTCATCTTGGCAGACCTAAACGGGGATTGCCTAAACCCGGCAGTGTCGGGCATGGCAACAGAGCCTCCGTAGTAGTTTGAGGACGGGAAAGCCGTCCACAATGCGGCCGGAGCCGCTATGCGAAGGGAGGCAGTTTGTCTTTTGACACAAAGAAAGGAAGGTGCGGAGGCACGATGAGAATTCCGATTGAAGTGTTAAAAACCTTAACGGAAAAAGCGAAAGATCCCAGCTACAGGTTCCAGCGCCTTTACAGGAATCTGTACAACCCTGACTTCTATATGCTTGCCTATCAGCGGATTTATTCCAACGACGGCAGCATGACGACGGGGGTAGACGGCACTACAATCGACGGGTTGAGCGAAAAGCGAATCGAAAAGTTGATAGAATCGCTGAAAGATCACAGTTACCAGCCCAAACCGGCGCGGCGCACTTATATCGCAAAGAAGAATAGTAACAAACAGCGCCCGCTGGGGATACCGTCCGCTGACGACAAACTGTTGCAGGAAGTCGTCAAAATGATACTGGAAAGCATCTACGAGCCTACGTTTTCAGACAACTCCCACGGCTTCCGGCCTAACCGGAGCTGTCATACTGCGCTTTCGGATTTACAAGCGAAATTCACAGGCGCGAAGTGGTTTATCGAGGGCGACATCCAGGCTTGCTTTGACAGCTTTGACCACCATGTGCTGATTGAGATTCTCCGCAGGCGAATTGACGATGAGGCGTTTATTGCGCTGATGTGGAAATTCCTGAAAGCGGGATATATGGAGCAATGGAGATACCATGTGACCTATTCCGGCACCCCACAGGGTTCCGGATGCAGTCCAATCCTTGCGAACATCTACCTGAATGAGCTTGACAGCTATATGGACGAATACAAGCGCCAGTTTGATACGGGAATGAAGATGAAGCGCAACCCCGAATATATCAGGCTGGACAATCAGGCAAGACGGTTTAAGCAAAAAATCGGTAAATCATGGGACAGCATGACAGAGACGGAACGAAAGGAACATGCCAAAGCTCTCAAAAGCCTTACCACGACGAAACTGACGGTGAATCCGCAGGTTTCATCGGATAAGGGCTACAAGCGTCTGCAATATATAAGATACGCCGATGACTTCATTATCGGCATGATCGGAAGCAAGGCGGATGCAGAAGAGATCAAGGAGGATATACGCAAGTTCCTGTCTGAAAAATTGAAACTCACTCTTTCCGTAGAAAAGACCAAAATCACTCACACCAGCGACTTTGCGCGGTTTTTATCCTATGACATCACGGTTTCGCGAAGTCAAGCTATTGCAAAAGACAAAAATGGCGTGAGAAAACGGATGTACGACCGTCAGGTGCGGCTGTATGTTCCGCATGAAAAATGGGCTTCCAAGCTGAAAGCGCTTGGCGCGATTCAGGTATCCAAGGACAAGGCGGGCAACGAACGGTATAAAGCGATTCATCGCAGCGCGCTCATCAACAAGGAGGATATTTCGATTTTGCAGGCGTACAACAGCGAGGTACGCGGCCTCTACAACTATTACTGCATAGCGAACAACGCTTCTGTAATAGGGAAATTCGGGGGCCTGATGTATCACAGCATGTGCAAAACCTTTGCGGGGAAGTACACCACGAAGGTTAAGGTCATTAAGACAAAGTATGTCAAAAATGGCGCCTTCACTGTCGAATATCTAACGAAGTCAGGGGTAAAGCAACGTACATTCTACAATCAGGGCTATGGCAGAAAAGAAAAACAGGCATTTGCCGACTTGAACGTGCTGCCCATATTTAGGCGGTACGACAGACCCGCCAGCCTTGCCGCCAGAATACGGAGGAAATGCTGCGAACTATGCGGGAAAGTCGGCGAAGCAATTGAAATCCATCAGGTGAAACGCTTGAAGGATTTGACCGGCCATAGCCACTGGGAAGCCCTTATGCGCGAGAAGCGCAGAAAGACCCTTGCCGTCTGTAGTGACTGTCATAAAAACATACACAAAAGCAAATCTGTTAAGGCATGACAAATGGAGAGCCGGATACCTTGAGAGAGGTACGTCCGGTTTGGGAGGGAGTACACTTTGATGTGCTTACCTCGTGAATAATCGAATTATTGTCGCCATTGTTTCCTGCATCGGGGCAGTGCTCGGTTCGGCTACACTCAATATCATCATCGGGTACTACAAGTAAGCCAGGCTTGCTCATCAACTGGCTCTTTTTTATTTCCAAACCAATCAGGAGGGATTGAACATGAAAAAAGGACTGAAATCACTTAAGGAAAAAGCATTGCAAGCGACAAGAACCGCAAAATTGGCGCTGAACAACCGCCGCGGGGAAGGCTTCGTGGATAGCGCCGTGAAGATTTTGATGGCGGTGGTCATCGGAGCTCTGCTGCTTGGCGGACTGTACCTGCTGTTCAGCGGCACCATTCTGCCTACACTTACGGAACGGATCAGGGAAATGTTCAATTACCGGAGGTAAGAGCGAAAAGCCTTCAGTGGGAAGCGGTCCAAGCACTGCTTTCCGCAGAAAGGAGAGGCGTGTTTTGGAGAAAATTTTGCTTGTACTGATTATTGCGCTGCTAAATGGCTCGTTGGTTTACCTGAACAGCTTGCTGAAGGATATTGTACCGATTTCCTTGTATGCGGAAAAATACATGACCCTATCCACTGGTGCAAACTTGCTGGAGAACCTGTATGAGATCGTGTTTTCCTTCGGCGTCGCCTGGATGATTTTGAAGTTTTTGAAAAAGGGGTTTGAAATCTACGTACTGTGGACCGACGGTGATCCGGATGAGGAGCCGCTGTTTCTCCTGACCAACTTTTTTCGGGCGATGGCGGTAGCGATTTGCTTTCCAACCATTTATACCTGGCTGGGGCTGATGGTAGAGGATTTAACAAACCGGTTGCTCTCCGTCATCGGTGAATCCATCAATTATAACTGGCAAACATGGATGAACGCTTTAGAATCCGCCGGATTGGTGACTGCTGTGTTTGGCCTGATCTTCATCGTCTGTTTTTTCATTCTGTATTTTCAGTTCCTCATGCGAGGATTGGAAATGTTCATCTTGCGCGTAGGCATTCCCTTGGCCTGTGCCGGACTTTTGGATAACGACCGAGGCGTCTTCCGGGCCTATGCCCAAAAGTTCCTGCAATCCATGTTGGCGGTGGTGATTCAAATCGCTTTAGCCAAGTTGGGCGTGGGGCTGATGCTGCAAAACCATATGTTTTGGGGCTTAGCCTGCATGATGCTGGCCATTCGGACGCCGCGCTTTTTGGCCGACTTTGTGCTGACCACAGGGGGAGGCGGAGGCGTGGTACAAAACGTGTATCACAGCGTCAAGCTGGTAGGCATGGCCCGCAAGCTGGCCAAGGCCGGGTAAAGCGATGGTCACGCTGGAGGAATTGGCTCAGTCGCTCATTGTCCTGATTCGCCTGGGCTGCGTCTGCCGGTTCCTGTATGGTATGGTGCGCTTGTCCGGCGCGGATGAAGAAGCATCGAAATACAAGAAGCGAACCCGGAATGTGGTGCTGTTTTACGTGCTGGCCGAAAGTATTTGGCAGGTGAAGGAGATCCTGTTCTTTTACTATCGGTAGCAAAAGCCCTGCACAATCCCTGATGATAGGATGTACAGGGCTTATATTTTCCGCAACGATTATCGCTCCCAGTCCTCCTCAGACTGCATGCCGCTGTAAGCAATATCTTCTGCTACGTCGGCACTGTGTTCATCCCTCCAAAACGTGGAGCTTCGAGAACGGATAAACTCAGCCAACAACTCGATGCGTTTCAACAGGGCCGTACACAGAGCGTCGCACCGGGACGCATCCATAAAGAGTGAGCCCCGCCCTATTTCTCGAAGCTCCTCGTCTATGCCTTGCAGCGCCGCCAAATCGAGCCAGTCCACATTGGTCACCAGCTTAAGCTGCTCCTCGTGATCCTGCTTGAACGGCTTGCAGGTCAGCTTGGCGGTGGGGGAAATCAACCCCAGCGGCTTGGAGAACCACAGGGAGGAGCCGCTGTCATAAATGGGCGCAGGCCCGAGCCATTCCAAGGTTTCCGCATTCCGAACGACGCCGAAATTGTTTTGGTGCCGATCCTCATTGGCAATGAGATAGTCCACGACAATCATTCGATCAAGCGCATCAACGATGCCGGGAATCCCTAGCGCCTTACAACAGTTCACATAATGCTGGTAAATCGAGACATGATTGGGCTTTGTCTGCGTCCGCATCACATACCAAGCCGTAACCAGTTCAGTTTGGGGGGTGATGAAGTTCTCGCACACGCTGTACGGATAGTCGTCCTGAAGCAATAGCGAATAGGGAACATGGGGAATGTCGAGCCGCTCCATGATCCTGCTAGCCAGCACCTCGTTATAAGGCTCCTGTTGAGTCGCCCCGCTTCCACCTTTGATCAAGCAGCGCTTTCCTTCCAGGATCGCCCACTTTTTTTTCAGCCAGCCGTCAGAAGTATTATCCGGCGACATCAGGCTGATCCGTTCGCTGGATGAGCCTTTGCCGAACAGCACATTTCCCACATCATCAGAAAAAGGATTGTCAAAAAAATTCACCTTGGACCAGTTTACATCTGAGCCGGAGGGACAAATCCAATACTGGTCAGATAAGCTCAGCCCCAAGCTCTTATCCAGCAGCTTTTGGGTAGTGGAGAGATTGAGCTCCAGCAAAGCTTCTTTAATCCCGTCACGGCTGGCGGGAATAGCGCGGCTTCTCCACCATTCGTTCAAGGCAGCGCGGTCGATCCGCCCCCGTTTCACCGGTATTCCTACAGGAGCATGCTGCTCATGATAAACATGCCCAATGGCAGAAATCGAGCAGGTTGCTTCATCTAGCTCAATGTCGGCTACAGGGACGTGCTTGTGCATGAGCAGGTATTGCTTATGGGAGCCATCCGACATATCATCCCCTCCAAGCTTCAACTGTCCTTGACTCTTCCAATCGAATAAGACGTTTCTTTTCACGAACCGATTTCAAGTTTCTTCTATTATATCAAGCCGCGATTGAATACACGAGCATAAAACAAGAACATGCTTAGTACCCTTCAGATTTGTTGTTAACCCCAATAAAAGGAGGACTTAAAAATCAGTGATGACCCAAGAACAAAGTCTATACATCCCCATGGGCGTGAAGCCGGATACCGAATGGTTTCCCGGCTTTGGCAAGCCGCAATTGCTCCAGACCTTCATCGGCTCCAGCGCATCCGTGCTGTTGGCGTTGTTCCTCTGGTTCGTAAAGGGGAGCGTCCCCTTGGCCGTCGTTACCTTTCTTACCGGCGTGTCCGCTTCGGTGATGATGACCACCAAGGATCGCAACAACCTGTCGGTGCTGGATCAAGTTCGGTTTATGGTGCGGTTTATGAAGGCTCAAAAGGTGTATCCGTACCGTGCCATGAAGGAGTGGCCCTGGCCGGAGCAAAAGCCGTGAACAACCTGCCGCTGATGATGGTTCTTCAAGGGATTCTGTTTACCGCCTTTCTGACCTGCGCCAGTATCTGTGACCTGAAAACCCGGCAGATTCCGAATCGTCTATCCCTCATGATCGGTGCTGCCGGGCTTTTGCATGGTTCTCCCATTTGGGCTTGTACCGGGCTGTTCGTAACCAGCTTGCCCTACCTCACGGCCGCCATGCTTTCTAAGGGCAAAATCGGCGGTGGGGACATCAAGCTGATGGCTGCTTGCGGCTCTGTGTTGGGACCCGTGCATGGCACGCTGCAAAGCCTCATCGGTTTAACGCTGGTGCTGCTTGTTGCCGCTGGTATCGGACTTCGTTACGGCTTTCAAGCCGCCAAACAAACCGCGTTGCCGTTGGCTCCGTTTTTATCCGCCGGCGGCGTTTTGTCATTTCTTATGCTTCTATTTTATAGGTAAGGAGGCTGCTCATTTGAAAAAGCTTTTCCGTAATCGCACCCTGCTGGGATCGGCTTGCATTCTGCTCTCCCTGGTACTTTCTTTCGGCATTGCTCCGCTGTTGAATCGGATGGCCAGTGAACAAACAGAAATTGTCCGCATGGTTAAAGATGTAGCTAAAGGGGCGACAATCACCTCCGACCAGATTGAAACCGTTGCTATTCAGCTACTTTGGATTGGCGATCATGTATTTCGCATTTTTTGCATACATTTTTCTGACCGTTACCTGTATGATTTATTACTCTTGCACCTTTATTTCATATGCACTTTAACGTATTCACAAATCTGAGCAATCCAATGTCTTGATGTGGCTACTGCAAGCCTGCTCGTATGGTCTCCCGATTGTCCCATAGCTGCTTACGCAAATTGGACTTGGACCCCTGGATCGTGAAGTGCGGCATGCCGCAGGCCTTGGCAATCTCAATTCCTCCCCAAGTCGCACGGTGGGAGGTTGCGGTGAGCAGGAGAAACAAGGCTTGGGAACGCCGCAAGTCGGCGGCAATGCGCTCCGTGTGCTCGCCGTTATCATGAACCAATACAGCCCCCGATTCTGCTACCACTTCCTCAAACCACTTGCGCTGTCCGCCAATGATAGCAACCGTACAACCAGTCAGAAATGCTGACGGCTTTGCAGCCGGAACGCTGCTGTTGCTTCGGGCTTTCGACATTTCGGTACGAGCGAGCTCAAACTCTTCTTCCGTTTTCGTAAACTGCCGGTACACTTTTGACAACCGGGCAAACTCGCCTTCTTCCGAGACGTTGAACGTACAGGGCATCCCGTCCTCGGGCTGCTGAATCTCTATATCTTTGCGATGAAGAGGAAACCGGCAAGTGGAATCATTGAGATCAACACAATACCAGGTGTAGTGCTCACCCAATTGAACATACCCCACATATTGTCGAATGGGAGCGTAAGCGTCGTCGCCTTGAAACAGCAGCTCAATATCATAAAAAGTCGCTCCATTGTCCTGCAAGTAAGGCCGACATTGTACCTCAGCCTTGTGCTCCAACTGATGGTTGTTCACCAAGGATTCCGTAATGTTAAAGACTTCTCCATTTTCCAGTTGAATATAGCCGCCATGATCCCGACGATAAAAGGTTCCTGTGTAGACTCCATTTGTCTGGTTTATCTCTTTCGCGGCCTCGGTTAACTCTGACAGAGAAGAAGGCTCCATTGACGCATCAACCGAAAGAGACAAGCCGTCAGAAGTCCGTTCCTCTTGTTGACGGTAGGCATCAAGCGCGTCAAGCAAGTGGAGGATCACTTGCATTCGCTTGCGCCCGTTGATTCCTGTACGCCCTTCCTCGATCCAATTACAGCTGATCTGCCGGATATCCTCATCCAAAGCTTTGCATAGCACCCCGATCAGTTCATTGGAATTGCGGCAGATATGTTTGAATTCTGCCGCAATAGTCCGAAGTTGCCGGGTTTTATTGGAAAGCTGCCCAACTTGCTGGGCAAGCTTGCGAATTTCTTGCTCTTGAGCACGGATTTGTTTATTGAGCTTTTCTCTTTCCACATTCCATTTTTGCTGCACGGTACTCCAAATTTGTTCTTTCATTTCAAGCTGCCTAATTCCCTCATTCACTTTTCGTTCGCTGTTTTCAACCTGTTTGGCTTGTTCCGTCAATTCATTTTCAACTTGTTTCTTCTCTTTCTCTTTTGCAAAAAGCTGCTTTTTGCTTTGTTCCAACTCCTGGCTCAGCTTTTGCCTCAGTTCGATTTCTTTTGCTAGCTTCTTTTCCAATGCGGCGATTCTCATAGAAGAACGGTCCTTACTTTTGAATGAATGACCTTCTTCTTGAAATGAAACGGACAACTCTATTTCCACATTTGAAGCCTGTTCCCAACCAGAGGCGCTCTCTTGAATCGTTTCCTAGCATTCCTGCCACTGCCGCGGAGCTGAGGTACGACTGTCATGAAAGTAGAATGCCCAATAATAATGCCAGCAGCCGAATTTCGTAATGAGCCGCTGCTGTTCTTTGACCATAGTATCCAACTCATTCAAACCTTCCAAAAGTGGCTGCACTTCCTGGATGACAGCCAACACCAGCCGCCGTTTGGTATCGATGTCACTATTCATTTGCTTCAGCAGGGTACGCACGGATTGGATAAAGAAGGCTTCCGGCCATTTTTTTGAACTGCGCTGGGCAAACGAGAAGTTCAGCGTTTGTGCCATCTTTCGTTGTCCCTTCTCATCCATTTCCCGCAGGAGTGCAAGCAGAGCTGCATGGGAGAACGGATGCCCAACCTCTCGCTCCACAATTTCTTTATACTGTAGAATTTCTTTCCTCCAGTCTAATGAATTTATGAGTCCCAGGATTTTCGCTCTCCTATTGGCCTTCATTGCTCACCTCTCCTGATTTTCGTTTGTGTGCTCCGACTAATTTGTACAAGCTGACATCGGCTCTATTCTATTTTCGCGAAATACAGAGAAAAGCCCTCTTACGTGGCCAGAGATATTTGTAAAAAGAGTATCTTCATCGAGACTTCTTATATTGAAAAGACTGTCTGCTATTCCCCGTTATCGAGTACAAAATGCAGCATGGCAGGATACGGTTTAGGCGATTGCTATGGAGCTTCTTTTTATAAAAACTAAAATAACCTAAACAGTTTGTGGTGATCAGACTGTTCAGGTTAAGATTGAAGCAAATAGACTAAAAATTCAAAACATAAAACTAATATCCTGCTTTAAAAAGCTTATGTTTTCCAGTGACTTGATGCTTCCACTCAACCATACTATTAGGTCCGGTTGAATCGAACCAAATTTGCAATATGATTGCTCCAATTCTTAATCCTTGATTTTACAAAAACAAACATTAACAAATAATTATTTCAACGACTTCCATTTTGCTTTCTGCCTGCATCATTACCTTCATTATTAATTTTTTACAATTCGGCCTTTTTGGAGATGATTTATGCTCACAAATCTTCAAACCCTGCATTTAGAAAAATGAGAAAAGCAACTATAATGATATGAACAATTGAAAAAATAAGATGTGACGACAGCTTCCAATCTATATCGGAAAGTTTCCACTTTATCAGCAATTTATGAATTAAATAGCCAACTAAATTAGTAACCATTAAAGATTGTGTTAGCCATTTTGAAATGGTAATAAATGCAGGTGTATTATTTACATTTGGTATTAAAAACCAACTAAAATCCTCGAAAGCCAAAGAAACAATTATTATTATCCATGCAAAAAAATGAATTGGAACAACTATTGGGATATTCTCACGAATATAGACCAGCTCCCTTGTTAAATTCATCCTTCAAAGGACAGCTATACTATCGGGTAGGAATTTCCCATTTTTTGCGCCGCGGCAGAATTTTTTGCGATTATTGGTATTGATGCTAATGTGCTAGACCGCTGTTTGATCACAATAAACCTGCTGTATTCTTAAACAATAACGTTTACAATACGAGTATTTGTCATTTTCCCCTCAGACTGCGGCGTACTTTAGGAAAAAGCAGCATAGTTTCTTGAAGACCTTCTCTTACCTAGCAGCCGCAAAACCAAGGAACGGTTATTACGAAAATATAATACCTTGTATAGGGTGATAATTGAAATGCCGAAAGCGTCATTCACTAACTTAATAATAGTGAGCAATGGTTACTGAATTAGTTTTACATCAACGAAATCAACTGTCAAGCTATCTTTATCATCTCTTGAAAAAACCAATTGCAATTTTGAAACTCCAGTAATATTTACTTCGACCTCTTTGCTTTGATCACCACCTCTGAGATTCTCCACTGTAAAAAGTTCTTTGCCGTCTCCGATAATTTTGAAAGAACCTGATGCGTCACTATTTTTTGTTGTATCATCAATGCCAATCTTTCCAGTCAATGTTGAATATTTCCCTTCTAAATTGTAATCTATGGAACCGTATTGATCACTCTGCGTATCGGATTGAGGTAACTTAACTTTGATCCCCTTATTCATATATGGAGAGCCAGCTATGTGAAGGACATTATCAAAAAAGGCCTTATCTTTAGCTGATCCATCCGCTCGCGCGTAAGTGAGGTCGGTAAGATAGTCAAAATTCCCTACCTTTTTCCCAATCCATATCGTATCGTTATCTCCATCCCACTCGACTTTCTTTCCAAGGGCTTCACTTACAAAACGAATCGGCACATAAGTCGTTCCATTGTATATAAAACCCGGTTCATTGGCACTTTCAATCTCAACTCCGTCAAATATATAAGTGAGCTTTTTAAAAAACACTTGGATTTGGGTTTCTTCAGCAGCATAAGCAATTGACCCAAACAATAAACTGCAAATCGAGGCTCCCATAATAAAACCTTTCAATCTTTCTTTCACGATTATCCCTCCTAGAAGTGTATAGGTACTCCAATATTCCCTTAGAATATTGGAGCACCTAATTCAAACTATTAAACAATATGGAGTTATTAATTAATATGCTCTTACAGCAACACTGTAGCCATAGAAACCATCACCATCATCGGAAACTATTCTTACTGTATAGGTTTGATTCGATGAAGCTGGGGTGAAGGTATTCAAAACTTGCCAACTATTGCCCGACTCAGTATGACCGGAAGCTACTAACGAATTGCTTGCATCATAAATCTTAATTGTCAATCCAACATTTTCATCATCAGACAGATAGTAACGGATAGTATTTCCATAGGTAGTCTCATAATCAAAAGTGTATTCAACTTCACCGTCATAAGGTAAATATCCACTTTCACTCAACAGGATTTGTTGAATGGAAACGTCGCCGAAGCCGGGCAGAGCTATTGCCTTTGCATAATTTTCAGCACTTACAGGGGCAGCAAAACCAGTTGTCGGCAATGTGGCTACCAAGGATATTACAGAAGCCAAAGTGATGAATGTTTTTTTCGCTTTGATTCTCATTTACACATCTCCTAATCGTGTGGAATTTAAAACTTTTAATTCTTTTACTTCCTTCAACATACTCAGTTCATGAGCAATTTTACTCCGATCTTTCGGGGCGGATGAGAATAATGTAATAGCAACACAAATAACCATATCGACGATGGCTCTAACCTGCATTTGGTTTAGTCACTAAAAATGTTTTAAGGAGTCGTATGTAATAACCTACTACTTTCTCTCTTCAGAAGCTAATAGTTTCATAGTATTATAGGTGAGAAAAAGAGCATCTTATTTCAATACGGCAACTAAGTGAACTCCTCCCTCCAAATCGACGAATTATGATCACAGACACATAAAAATTACCAATTATACCTAAATTTCGGTAAGACGGCAAGCGGTCAACACTCGAAGTTGCTCTCAGAAAACATGTACAATACATGCGACCTGAGTCTCTTGGCATATTCACTACGCATTATCTTATCCTTCAGTTCGATTACGGGAAGATACTCATCATCGGCTACTTCAGCCATAAATACATCTTTGTGTTGACACCATTATGGATTCCACACCAATGCAATTTGAATGGGGCCAGATTGTATTGGAACTTTAATGTCATAAGTTTGATTTTTTCCATCAAAGCTTATAAAAAGTTTGTGTTTTCCAGTGACCGGGTGCTTCCACTCAACTATGCCATCTGAACCGGTTGCACCGACCAAATCTGCAATATCATTTGCGCTTATTCTGAATCTTTGATTTTCACGAATTCCAATATTAACCGTAGCCTCGTTCACAGCGTCCCCTTCCGGAGTTGTCAACAAAAAAGTGACAGAGGGGGGAGGGGGTCTATTTAACATAATTATGATGATGCATCCAGCAAGAATACTAAATAGGATAAAAGCAATAGAAAATAAAATTTTTTTATTCCTTTTATTCTTCATTGCTCCTCCTCAAACCTTAGTTTTAATTACGAAAAGTGTCCAACCAGTTTTTCAAAGATGAAGTAAATCTCACCCCTGAATTCTCCGGATTCCCAATGGTAGTCCCATCTGTGTGTATTCCAACAGCTATGTTTCCACTTTTATAAACAGGAGCACCGCTTTGTCCAGATTCAGTATCAATTGCATAATAAATTCTATAATATAAATAATTACTTGAAGTTATTGTACCACTAGCGGTCCATTGTTCTTTTAAATGATCCCCAGGATATCCCGTAATAGTAACATTTAAACCATATATGGAACTCTCCACTCCATAGCCAAAATAACCAGTCTGTGAACCTAAATTATTTCCCACTTCAATTACGCCATAATCATAAGCTGCAGTTCCTTCAGAAATATAAGTATCACTTGTATGAAAATATGTGCCTTGGACAGTCCCAAATGGTGCATAGGAACCATCTATGCTTGGAGAGACACTGATGGAGGAAGCCCAGCCGCCTTTGCTTGAATTGTACACGCAATGTCCAGCTGTAGCCAACACATCATCAGAAATAAAGAATCCGGTCCCTCTACTTGTCTGCCCATTAGGCCAATGAATTTCTAAAAAGGCAATTCCCCATATATAAGGAGACATTTCTGTACGTTCATCTGTTCCTATAACAGAGAATGGTTTGATTTCATCGACTGGGTTAGGAGTAATTTGATTTCCCTCAGGAATATAAGCTGGCGAAAAATTGCTTAAGCTATTTTTTTGAGTAGGCACCTCTGGAATAGCTTGGGTTGTTATTTCACCCGTGCTAACATTTTTGGTGACGATTTGATCATTCGCAAAAAGATCAACCTGTACATTATCAGACCCTTGTGTGTCAACAGTCTCCTGTGCAAATGCAGGGGAAATGTGGAAGCTAAATAAAAAACTCAGAATGATAAGGGTTTTTACCCCTTTAACGAATAAACCCTTCATATTGTTGCTTCCTCCTTATGATACAAGTCTAAATTTTTTTGAAATTTTTAACTTCCTTCGGCATCTCTGGCTCATGAGCAATCCACCAGCAAGTGATATTTGCTCCAAGCATCGCAAAGGCCGTAGCGGCTAAGCCAATAACCTTCCAAGGCAGATTCTTGATAGTTAATACCCTATTCATGGATGATGTTCCTTTCTTTTAAGCAATAAGATGCTTGTGCTGCAATCATTCCTATCAAGCTTGCTAGCATGGTGGTGTGACTAATTTGAAAGCTAAGAAAAAACAACATCGCCAATACATATCCCGCTGTAATCATAAAACCGATTTTTCTTAACTTTCGTATCCTCGCACTTCCCATTCTTAATTCAAGCACGTATAGAAGAAGTATGAACATAAAGCAAATCCAGCAACTCAGTTGCAGTTTTTGACTGGTTGGAATTCCATCCACTACGAGCATGCTAGTGACAAAGGTGCCGACTGTAATCAGATAGCATTGCTGAAAGGTTTTGGCGTGTTTCCCTCCCTTCAAACTTCGGATTATGATCACCGTTCCCATCCACGCTACTGCTTCTCTAGTTTGGTCCATAATGACGGCAACGGCCAGCATTGAAAATGCAATCAGAGTGATTTCAACGATCATTTGCAAACCATATCGAATGACAGGAATTTCTTCTTTTTTCGCTACGCCACGTTTAATTATTTCCCTTGTTAAATGATTCACAAGCTGTTGTATCATTAACCCATCCCCCACTAGCAATATAGCATATGTTGGAAGAATTTTGGGAATTTCCATGCCAATAACAGACAAAACCATGCGAATAACGAAATCATGTCAGGTATCATTCATCTTCAGTTGATATATTTTTCATTTGTAAATCATAAAAAATTGTTGATATATGTACATTCACTAAATTGTCCAAAGAGTATAAATAAACGGGAAGCTAAGTCGTCTTTTCGACTCCAGCTTCCCGTTTTTGAGATTTTTACTCAGTAGACCTGCTGCTTTTTCAGATAATCAGGCTCTTCCTTTATGAGGTGTACTAATCCTGCTCCACTTTCTTGCGCTGCATCAGTTCAATATCGTCTTTTGTCAGCACAAGGGGTTTCCTGATTATTTTTTCGTAATAATGGATTCGTTTAGCAAGAAATTTTGATTTCAGGGAAGGACATACTCAACATTTGAATGATACGACCTAACTACCCAGTTTCCTTCTTTTTTAATCATAAGGACCGTATCATAATTCTTATATTGGGTATCATTTCTGGAAGCTCTAATTTGAATACGTACTTTTTTTCGATTTTGTCCATGATTATAGCAATATAGTATTTTAAAGTCTTCAATATCACCATACAATTGCCTTGTCGTAATAATAGGTTGCGGATTGCCATTTTCCATTAATTCACTTATTTCTCCATAATCTTTTTCTGTAAAAGCTTGATAAAATCGCTCTAATGTATGAGTAGAGCCCACGTTATACTTCGAATAAGGATATACGAATATAATCGCATACGCAACCAAAAATAGTATGATAATAAGCAAGATTAATAATAATATTATTTTCTTTTTATTTTTTTTCACTTTATCATCACCTCTAAAATGAGAAAATCTGTCGATCACCTAAATTTTTCCACAACTATATTTCCAGAATAAAGGAGATACGTTACCTTCATGGTATCCTGTTACCTGTCGTTCGTCAAGTTCATTGTGGCTTTGAAATTAGAGTTTTCCAAACAACAAATCGGAATTTCTTTGTTGACTCAAGTCTACAACATGACCACTTGATCAAAACTATGAATCCCCATATTAATCTCCTTGGTATGTCATGGGATGCAAGGTTGACGTATAAATATGACGATAAAGTATATTCACAGCAAAATGGCAAAATGGAAAAAGATTGTCTATGACACTTGCTATGAGAAATACAATCCTAATAATCCGGTTGGTATCACTATCTGATTCACAGCCTATATGGTAACCGATGATAGCTTTTCACAATCAACAATGATTGAACGCAGTGATTATCGAAGCCTTCTTATAGAAGCGAAACTCTTTTGCTAGATGAAATTCATGAAGCTTAAGCTAAATATACGAACATAAAACCTGAAAGGAGTACTCAACCCAATTGAGTACTCCTTTCATATGAAAAAACGAATGCGTGGAACCTTACTAACAAGAGCATGGCCTGTTTTGGCAAACTGAAAAGAAGATTTAATTAGATTACGGTGTTAATGTTCCTGTTTTAACAATTATTTTTTCATTATTATGATCAGTGAAATCAATAAGAACGTTGTTTGTTTGATAACCACAGAACCAGCCAATAGTCATTGGTTCAACACTTTCCGAATCGTTTCCCTTGCCAATTCGTACGGTGTCCCAAAAAACAGGATCGCTCTTTGAGCCGACATAAGAGCCAGTTGTCAAATCTTCAGGAGGTAGTTGCGCCATGGAAGTTACCCTTTTAATATTCATTCCTGTGCCATCCGCTTTAAAATTTCTTAGCCATGAAACAGTCCCTGTTAAAGTTGAATTTCTCATAACCCCACTTTTATCATATCCCGTTACATTTAAGGCAACATTGTTATTTGAGGGTACATAAAATTTCATAAGAATAATTTGCCCTGGTTTAAAATTAGCATAAGTGGGAGCGGTTTGTCCATTATCCCCTCGAAGAAACATGGCCCAAGTATCGTCCCAGGGATAGTTATTGGGGGAGGAATTATTATATTGCAATCCAATATCTACGCTGTCACCATCTTTATCAGTAGCGCCTGTGTATATGAAAGCTGTATCACCTTTGGTGGAGCTTGAATTAATGTAAAGGCCGCCACCAGTTTTAGATGGAAGATGAATATAAGTGTGCAAACGTGAAAATCCTTTGTCAGAGATTACACGGCGAAATGCTCCAGTGTTAACACCACCGCAAGACTCATCAGCATTTTTCCAACCAGTGCTTGCTAACAATGCACTTTTACTGCTATCCACTTTACACTTATCACTTGGCTTTTCTTCTTTAATAGCCTGATCACTTTGAATTAAGAGCCTGCCTTCAGTATCGAGCTTATCCATATTTTGTTTTTTAAATTCTTCGGCAACTTCAGGTTTATTTGCGATAAATGATCCATCTTCCCTAATGTATAATACATTTTCTCTATCTTCAACATCAAGTGTTTTCATGACTTTAAGCAACAAAGCCTGATCTGCTTTTGAAATACTCGAATCAATAAAAATATTATCCTGAGGAGTTTTGCTTTCTGCAAAAGAACTAGCACTCGAAACAACTAACAATATTGTGGCGATAAATATTGAGGTAATGCTTTTCTTCACTTCCAAACACCTCCAAAAATAATATTTTAAAATTATCTTGCTAATTGCGTGGATCATTAGACGATCTGGTTTTGAAAATGGTATCAGTTAAAATACAAGCGGATAAAACAACCTTTGAGTCATAAGTAAGTTCATTGGGCATAGTCTTGCAGAAATTTGATTATAAAGGCAGAAAATATCTCGTCCAGTTCCATCCATTTACTCCCAAACATGCTTACTCCTTCAAAATGTAGCACTGATATAAATTGTTTAAATTGATATGTTCCTCCTTTCTCCAAACATCAGATTATAATTACCGCTCCCGTCCTCGCTGATGTTCTCCTATTTGATCACAAAGACGGCAACGTCCAACACCGAAATTGAAATAAAATTCATTGAACCGTATTTAGAGAATATATATCACTTGTTAAATGATTCACAAACTATCGTATCATTAACCTATCTCCCAAAAAGAAATATAGCATATGTTGGTATATATGTGGGTATTTTCATGCGAATAACAGATAAATCCATGTGAACGACGCCCTGATGTCAGGTATCAATTATTTATTTTCTATGTGTACCTTTTTCTTCGGGATTCTAAATCAACTTACGTAATTTGTCGATGTATATTCCTTATGTTATAATGAAATAAATATTTCTACCTCCATTGGAAGTGATTACATGTTCCAAGTGGCAATTTGTGATGATGAAACTGAAATTCACGCAGTCATGCAGAAATTTTTCGAGCGCTTCTCCGTAGCCTTTGGCTGCAAGTTTGATGTACATTTCTTTATTTGCGGCGAGGATTTACTACAATATTATCGAAAATGCTCAGTTTTTCCTTTTCATATCCTGATTTTGGATATTGAGATGGAGGGATTAACAGGAATTGAACTTGCTAACACTATAAGGCTTCTTCCAGACCGCGAGGTTCAAATTGCCTATTTGACCAGCCATCCGAATTACATCATGAGCAGTCTGGAAGCACAGCCCTTTCAGTATTGGATCAAACCGATTGCTTACGATTTTTTTGCCGAAAAAATGAGTAGACTCTGTCAGCATATTCTTTCATCCACGCACCGCTTTTTATATATCCAAACTAAAACTGGGCATCTACTCCTGCGGCACTCTAGCATCATTGCCATAAAGAAGGTGAAGCACACTATCGTTCAGAATCAGCTTGACATTCTTACCGATTCTGGAAGCCACGCGATAACGGAAACACTTCAAGGTGTGCTTAGAAAATTAGGTGGCTATCCTTTTGTATTAATCCATCGTTCTATCATCGTGAATTTGTATTATATTCAAAAATTTACGTCTACATCTGTCACGATGACCAATGGACACTCCTTCCCGATAGGGCGTTCTCATGCTACTGAACTGCAAGCAGCTTACGCCAAATTTTTGACCGCTCATTTTCAAAAGGAACGTGATGGCTTTGCCTAGTGCTCTGTTTATCCTCACAACGTTCTTGCAACTCTTTCTGCTCAACCGCTATTTTAATGTACTGCTTCCTTCAGTTGTAACGGCAACTTGGCAACAAACTGCCGTTCACTATACGCTGTCAGGAGGTATATTATTTTTCTCTTCAGCCTCCTTTTTTTCACCGGTTGTAACTGGGGGCTTGTCAGTGTTAAGTTCCTTGTTAGTTTCCAGACTTTATGTCGCTCGCCTAAGAACAAAATGGCTATATGCGTTACTCTACTTGATTCTTGGTTTCATCGCTGAGTCAGTCTCCTATGCGCTACTCATTCAGTTTAATGATCCATCGCAAGCTTCGCTTCTTGATCCAGAGGTACGACTGTATATCTTGCTTGCTTCTGCGCTTATCATGCTGCTATTCATCAAAGTCATCCAGTTGATCCATAAAGAAACCGAATATCGCATAAGCTCGTTGTATTACCTGTGTATGGCTACTGTCCATCTGGGAAGCTTGCTAATCCTGCATGTGCTTTGTTTTCACACGGAGAAAAATTCTCTTTATATCTTTTACGTCTTGGAAATTCTGCTGATCAATCTGCTTTTGGTGCTTCTTTTTGATCACGTTATAAAGTCATTTCGATTGGCAGATGAAAAACAAGCTTTATCCAGACAGATGCTCCAGCAAAAAATTCGCTATGAACAATCTTCGGAATCTTTCGCGCGTATTCAAGGGATCGTTCATGATACCAAAAAGCAACTGGTCTTTTTTCGTACCTGCCTGCTGGAACAACGAACAAATGAAGCGTTAAAGCACGTTAACGATATCTTGGAGCATCTGGGTTCCAGCTATTTACGCATCCAAACGGGCCACTTGGTTATTGATGCTCTAGTGAGTCAAGCCTTAAATCAAGCTCATGATCTTGGCGTTGACTTTGATCACCACATACGTCTTCATCGCCCCGCGGCGATTGACATAGATCATGTTGATCTATGTACAGCTTTAGGCAATCTACTTGATAATGCGATAGAAGCAGTTAACCGGGTTCCTCAAACAGAAAATCGCTTTATTCGCCTTGATCTTTCCAGTGATCGGTCGTCACTCCGTATCTCCGTGTGCAATTCAAAACCTTTTTCAAAGGACACAATCATTCCGCGCACATCCAAGACAAATCCGGCAGATCATGGATATGGTCTGTCCAATATTCGCGGAATTGCAGAGAAATATAATGGATATTTCCATGTAATAGTAGAACCAAACGATTTCCAAGCTTTTTTAATGATTCCCTTTTCTGAAAAAAAACCATCGTAGTCTCGTGTTCCATGCTTGGCATTGATCTTGGCTCCTCCAACACCTCATGAATTCGATAGGTATAATTTCGGAGCTTAATATATCTAATGAACTGTGCTTCAAGTAAAATTAAAAATATTTCTTGTAATTTTTAGCTTAAAAACATCCCCCTTTCTCGTTGGAGTGCTGGATATTTATCCAGCAAGTTCAGCACGATGGTGGGATGTTTTTTTTCATTCTTTACAAAAGACTTAACAACTGTCGAAAAAATTTGTCAATATTTTGTCCAAAGTTGTTTTTTTCAAAAGTGCTTCCTATTTTAGGATGAAGGGAGATGTTTATAATGAGTAATGACCAACAGATACTTGCCAATGTTGAGAAGGGATTCAGCCGCTATATCCACGCATGCTTGTTTCATACGAGTCGGGATTTTTTTCGGAGGATAGACCGAGAGCTTCTTTGCACAAAACCATTGGATGAAGAAACCGATGGCATATATCTCATGATGAATCGCTTCTCCTCTCCTATTGTTTATGCGGAAGCCCAGGAATGCTTGCTCTCTGTCATTCGAGCCTTGAATCCAATGGAAAGAAAACTGTTGTTCATGAAGTTTTACGAAGAGAAAACCGACGCAGAAATCGCTCAATTGTTGGGAATAACCCAACAGGCGGTTAGCAAGACTAAAAGAATGTTATTAGGCAAGCTTAAAAGCCGCTTGGAAATGTAAGTCGAAATCACCTTTACATATCCGTGGCCCTCCTTCTTTTCCGAGTGGATTCCCACCGGATTGGCGGTAAAGGGCAACAAGAAGAAGGCGGAAGGCTTATTGCTGGAGGCGCGGCAGAATTTTGAATTAGCAGCAAATGCGCAAGCTGAAGAAGAACTAATCATCTCCGCACATATTCCGGAAGAAGAGAAAGCGGAGGACAATGACCAGATCTTGTTTGCAGATTTCATGCTCGATTGGTTGGAGATCGTTAGGCCTAGCATTGAACTTACGAACTATATTTCATACTCCAATTCTGTAAAAGGCCGTATAGTACCATATTTTAAAGAAAAGGGCATCACATTTAGGATTTTTACCAATATGCCTATACCGAATGGAAGGTAAAAGCCGACACGGTCACTCATTATCATGCAAATATTCGATCAGCGCTTCAATATGCCTTTGTTACTGAGATTATCCATTCCAACCAAGCCGATAAGGTTAAGCGCCCTAAAAAAGAAACCTTTGTCGGAAGTGCGTACAGTGCTTCCGAAGTAAACCAACTCCTGAAAGTTGTAAAAGGCAGCAAAATTGAACTTGCTGTAATCCTTGCAGCTTTTTACGGATTGCGGCGAAGCGAGGCGCTTGGTTTGAAATGGTCAGCCATTGATTTGGTGAATAAAACTATTACGATTAAGCACACCGTTACTTCTGGATCACTTAATGGAAAGCTTATCACCATTGTAAAGGATCGAACAAGAACAAGGCAAGCCGTCGCACTCTACAGCTCGTAGACGCCTTCTATGACCTGCTGCTGCATCTTAAGCAACAACAAGGGATTTAAACCCGCGGCCTTTGCAAGGATTCGTACTGCACAGACTACCTGGACTATCTCAATGTGGATGCAATGGGCAATCGAATTAAACCGAACTTCATCACACAGCACTTTTCCCTTGTCTTGAAAAAATATGGTATGCGGCATCTTCGCTTTCATGATCTTCGCCACAGCTGCGCCTCTCTGCTTTTAGCCAACGGTGTCAGTATGAAAGAGGTTCAAGAATGGCTGGACCATAGTGATTACTCTACAACTGCAAACACATATTCACATCTTGAATTTAGTTCCAAAATCAATTCAGCGGCAACTATGAATCAGGCCATAAAAATATAAAACAGATTCATAAAACTGCACAAGGCAATTTTACAAATCTGCTTTGTTAGTGCCGGTGAGAGGACTCGAACCTCCACGGTTTCCCTCACGATTTTGAGTCGCGCGCGTCTGCCATTCCGCCACACCGGCTTATCGTGCGCATATTCTGCGCCATTACACCGAACATTACTCGATTTTCCCCGTACGACTACCGTTAAATCAACGGTCAATCGGGCGGAAACGAGTCGTTATACGTTTGAATCGTGCGCCCGTAATCGTACGCGACGTAAGACCCAGTATAGCGGACACGCTGCGGTTTGTCAAACGCTAATTTTCGACGTCCGAAAACGAGAATAAGCGCCCACCAACGGAATAGTCCGATGATGAGCGCTATATGATATTATTCCGCCTTCTGACCGCTAGCCTTCCGCAATTCATCCGCTAACCACTTTTGGTAATCGCGCAACTCACGCCAGGCTCGCGCGTCAGACTCCGTACTGGCTGCGGTCATCGCGTCATTGCACCGGAACCACTCCGGACTCAAAAACGTTGAGATAATTGTATTCGCTACGTCAGCGTTTAGCATGATATCATCTCCTTTTGCGTCAATCTCCGCCAGCCTTGCGTATAAACGTTCCCACGGAAACAGCGGACCGGGGCATACGGGCTTGCCGCGGTGTATTTGGTAGTGTCCGATAACGTGATACGCATCTAACGGAAAATGCGCTTGCTCACCGTATATCTCCGCAATTTGATCGCGGATGTACGTATGGAGCCATACGCTGGCCTCAAATTGATCCTCCGTTAGGCTTCCGTCTGTACCTTCGTGTTCTATCGATACCGTATACAAATTCGGATTGACTCCGTAATTATCCGTCACCACTTGCGCCACTTTGGCCGGATAGTCTGCGACAGTGGCTCCATTACCCCACGCCATCTTCCGGATATCAACGTATTGGTGGATTTCGCCATTACGCGAGATTCCGAAATGTGCGGACGATACGGAGTTGCCAGATGAGCGGAACCATGCGTCCATTGACGCCATTGTACCAGCGCTAATGTGATCGACGATGACGAAGGGGACGTAACCTTTGCGGTCGGACCAATTCGTATGCTCATTTCCGTACCATTCGATAGAGTACGTCACTTTGCGTCACTTCCTCCGGGACCGTCCGTCTTCTTCGTATAGTTGTACGCGCCAGATGCGGTCAGTCCGATTACGGATATGAGCGCAAGCTTATCCTGCGCAGCCTCCGGAATCATAACGAATACAGCCGCTACTCCCAACGCTACCAGATGCGTATACTTCTTCGGAAGCCCGAACGTTTTAGCTACGCCTACATACGCGGCCACCAACGCAGCCAACGTTAATACATCGTTTGCCATTTGCGCCACCCTTTTCGTTTAATACGAGTGCTTCCGTTAGCTACTCGTTGTTTATTGTTTGCGGGATTGATCGGTTACTTTCGATTTGATTTCGCGTAAGTCCGCTATGATTACGTCGTATTTATCACTGAACTTTTCGAGTAGCGATTGCAAGCGTCCCTCGCGTTCCTTATTCGCTTTCATAACGTAGATAAGGAGCCAAACGAACATCAGAGCAAACGGACCTTGCGTAATAAAATAGCGGATAATCTCGTTATCCATTACTGCGCCTCCCTTCCGTCTAATTGCGCTACAGCATCGTCTATTTGTTCGCGGACCGTGCGCAGAATCTCGATTTCCTTACCGGGGTGATACGATAAGAAAACGGAGATAATATTCGCGATTTCTTCGGACGGTTGCGACAGGTTAACGAGGATTTCGAGCTTAGGCGTAATTTGCGCCATGATTGCGGTCTCCTTTCGTAGTCAAAAGAAAAAGACTCCGAAAGGTAACGGAGTCTTGGCGTGTGTGATATGCGGCTGTGCTGCGGATTATTTACCGGAGATGAGCGCTTGATACTCCGCTTCGAGTTCGGAGAGTTGGCGCTCCAATTCCGCAAGCTTCGTCTTGTGCGTAGCGATTGCGGACTCCATGTTAGATATCGTAAACGGATCGGGATTGGCGGACTCTTTTACGCGGGACAGAAAGCTTTCATATCCGCTAATTACTCCGGATACATCTCGTATATCTGCTTTTACATCTACGATTTCTCGTTGCTTCAGCATAGCCGGAGTGTAGTTCGGTGTTTTTGTACTGCTGCTCGGTGTTGGGGTAGCAAGAGAAACAGAAGGTTGGGGTGTACTAACTGGTTCGGTTGTGGACTCTGTCAAAAATATTCCCTCCTTACTGTCAAAATCAACAGCCAGGCCAAGCGCCTCGCCAACAGCACGAACAGGTAGGTAAGATGTTCCTTCAGAAACGCCCGCCGCTGCATCTATCTTCTTACCATTAATAGTAACACTAAACTGTCCATCAAAGGATTTTCCGATTAAACTTACGCCGTCCGCTAGCGCTCCTGTTGCTGTTGCTAAAGCCGCTCCTAAGATAAATGCAACTACTGCGGTTCTGGCATTCTTAGCCTTTTTCATATGTCAACCTCCCGTATCCTATTATCTACATTATACACAACGAACTCTATGAAAATACAGCCAATTCTAAAGCAAAGATACGAGACTCATGGTTTGTGGCCGCAGAAGATACGTTTACCCCATTGATCAATACAGGACTTCCGTTTATACTCACACTGCCGAAGTTTATCTGACACTGGCCCGAGCCTATAATGCTCATCCCCGTTGTCCCTTGTATGATATACGAACCCGTAGGACCGCCTGCAAATTGTATCCCAGGACTTCCGTCAATGTCCGGTTTAATCGTCAAGGTACGACCTGAAGCATTAACCGCCATCAGCAGATTATCTACGCTACTCAACTCGATACGCTGGCCGCTCTCCGCTGTCCGGATTAACGCGCCCGTAATCGTACCGCCATTAATCGACGACGCCGTAATGTTCCCGCTAAACCACGCGCTACCCGTCGCTGCATCTTGCCATAGCGTCTTTGCCCCGCTTGTGTTAAACAGCGCTAATCCGTATTTACCCGGTTCATACTGTCCCAGCCGGACGAGTTCGCGATTACTGGCGTCAGATACCCGCATCCCTAATCCGTCAACAAGCGTTATGCTGTCGTCGTATTTGATACCCTTCAGCACAGCGTTTGTTGACGTATACTTAATCGCCTTCTTAACGCCGGTTACCGCTTGGTATACGTAATCGGACGATTTCAGCGGACGGAAATTCGCTAATGTGGCGCGACCCCTGCGCGGCTCATACGGATACCATTCGTATTCCATAACGCGCGCCTCGAACGCATATCCCAACTCCGAATCCGTAACGGTAACAATATCGCCAGCCTCGCGGATGGAATACGGAGAGAATGCGTCATCCACCTTCGCCATGTCTACGAAATCGACGTCATAGCTAACGGAGGGGAGTTCGTATTTTGCGAGGTGGCGCTGCATTTCCGTTAGCAACTTCGCCTTATCTTCGATATCCGCGAACGTTACCGAAGCTTCGTACGGATTATTTACGTCATAATACGTAGAATCGATATATTTCGTTGCATATCCGCCGTAACCTTCGATTGTTAATCCGTTCTTACCGTAGCCATATAGACGCGTTATCCGCTCCATCGAGTGCGATGTCCGCGTAATCCCCCGCATGTTATGGCGGTATATAACGCGAGCGCCGCGATTTCCGCCCTTCTGCGTCGTGAGCGTTATGGCGAGGTTATTGAACGCCAATTCTGCGTTATACGTTTGGCGGAGTTTCTGCGTCAGATTAAACCGTGTATCCTCGCCATACTCGAAAATGTCCGTATCGGCGAAGGTGCCGGAGGTTGCGAAGTCGTACGGAGTTCCCGAACCAAGTAGCGCAAGCATGTCAGCGAGCGGAACGGCTGCGGCAAAGTCCGTATAGTCATCGTAATAGTAGCGTCCGAGGCCAAACGCAATATGTGACGCCTCCACGCGCTTATATATCCGCTTGCCCTCGCGGACTTCCTCTACGCGGTTAATTACGAAGCGCTGGCCGGATACGTTGCGCAAGGCAGCGTCGACCGGGAACCGGATTTCGTTATCTTCCGCGAGGGCTGCGTAACGTACAGAGTCGTTTTCGACTCTGGGATATACGAAGCTTACGTAAAATTCGCCGTTTAGCGCTTCGCGTACGCGTATTTCCGCGGCATCAGCGAGGATATGGCGGAGGGATGACGTGTGTAGTTCGAGGGATGAGCGAAACTTATTCGGCATATAGCGTCCTCCTTTCGTGGGAACATAAAGAAACCGTTGTGCGAAGCACAAATAACCGCTACGGCTCCGAAGAGAAATAGCGGCTTGTTGCGCAGTATGGTCCGTTTCAAAGCGTACCGTTTCGCTTAAATTCTTCTTCCGCTCTTTCTCTAGCCGTTATTGCTTCTTCAAGGGTGTTGAAAACACCGAGTCGCCTATTCTTGTAATTTCGTTGGATGTAGGCAATGAATGTGCCGTCCTTGCGTTTCCCAACTCCTGTCTTTCCTGTTTTGTTATTTCTCAATATCCCTTTGTTCTGTGCCTTTGAGCAATCATCAGACCACTTGCAATTATCCGGTTCATAAGGCTTTTTGATGTCTACTCTCATGAGGGTTAATTCCTCAGAATAGCCATTCTCCAGGGACCAGTTCAGAAAGGGAATGAAGTCATCCTTCCATTCGTCACAGACATATACGCCCTTGCCGCCAAACCTTTCGTAATTCTTCCGTTCCGATTTATAACATCTACCGACAAGGTTATGCCAGATTGAATAAATCCGAAAATGCTCTTGTACTTTCCCGTCGTACTTGTATTCTGTACAACCGCAGCTTTTATTAGGTCGGCGTGTTTTATTTCCTACAATGTAAACTGTGGCTAAGACCAATTCCTTCCCGCAAATGCATCGGCATAGCCACGAGTTGCCGCGACTATGCCGGCGATTTATTCCAACAACGGTGAAATTACCGAACACCTTGCCAGTTAAATCCTCTTCCATTTACGCACCCCCCCTGAATTGTTCATTAACAATGATACCTGAAATTAGGGAGTTATGCATACTGAAAATATGTTGTGCATTTACTAGACAGTTTGGTCCTACAGCAGTTGAGCAGACAACGCTCCGGCGTTACTGACATAGATTCTATATCGCTTGGTACCATCCGGGGTTTTTACAATCAATCCATTTCCGCTGCCCGTAGTCTCCAAGTCGTTGCTAGACTTGAGGTTTGCAAAATCAAATGATCCGAAATGATGTCCGTCCTGCGTAACCCCTCTAAGGTTGGGGTGATCAGGAACAGCGCCGCCGTCACCTGTTTGGTAATTATAAAAGATGTTATCTCCAATCGTCCCGTACACTGCCACATCGTCACTGGTCGCCGAAAAATTGATAAATGTGTTTTGTGCGGGGTATCCGACTTGCTCCGTGCCATCGAAAATGACTGAGTATGCTGACCCGTTGTCTGCTCCTTGGCGGTAACAATTGATGGTATCAAACAGATTAGAGTCGCAAAATCCTAACAGCAAAGCCCTGCCGTTGGTGCCGCTGTATAGCAGATGTAGGTTGTGGAGTCTGCTCATATTGGTATCGCCGCCGTCAATGTCACCGGACAATTTAATGCAAACAGCATACGGACTATTACCAAGATTTATCCATCCGTCCGCTATATCGCAGGACATGTTATTTTTTGTGCCGGATACGGTCATGCTCGGCCACGAGTCCATTAGGATGCCGATTTGTGTGGTATCGCGTATTGCACACGGGCGATATTTAAAGCCCAAAGCATTTGTTGCACGGACGCCGATAGACGCCATCATGTTGCCATCCAAAGAAATGTCCAAAATTCTTGGGGCGTTGATCGGACCTCTTACATGTATCATTGGCTTTTCTGTCGATCCTATGTAACGGATCATAGTGCCAAAACCACCATCATATACTGCTGCTCCAGTGTTTGCAGCTCCGGCTCCTTGCAGAGTAATGGCATTTTGGGTGCTTACGGCGGATGCTGTACCGTTGCCGACATTCAGCGTGTCGGAAATTAAATAAATCCCTTTGGGGAAATACAAAACGCCTCCTGCATAACCCAGTGCATAGATGGCTGCCTGGATTGCGGCTGTATCGTCGGTAACACCATCGCCTTTGGCTCCGAAATCTTTGACATTGAGCACTAATTCGCCAGATGAGACCATCCTTGTGTTACCTCCAGATGCGTTGCCTACAAAAAATTCCTTTGTATCCGTACAGTACCCAGGCTCTCCGGGAGAGAGTGCAGGCAAAGCGACCTTCAGCCCGCGCTTAAATTGTATTTTGTTCGCCACTCCTAGCCCTCCTTAAAAAGTGCCTCCGTCAATAGTGTCGCTTCCAGTTAAATAGCCTTGTGCCTTAACAAAGGCAGTTGTAGCAATCTGTGTGCTGTTGGTTGACGTTACCCAAACCCACATCGCTGGCAGCAAGTGTGACGGCACCAGTCTTGCCCGCCACCGATTGTACCGGACTGGTTGGTGTGAGCAACTCCTGCCAGTTTGCAAGGGTGGAGGCTCCGGCGGTCCGCAGGATGTAACATTTGTTTAGATCCGTCCGGACTGCAATATCTCCCACCTCTGCGGTAAGCGCCAGCATGGCAGTTTGGTTCGCCACAACAAATGTGTCGGATATGGCGATGGCCGGAAGGATGCTGGAATCCAGTTTGCCTCCGGAGTCCAATACCGGAACATTGCCTGCTGCCGTGCCGGTATTTTTGCTTGCAGCCGTCCCAGCGTCTGTGATTTTTGCAAGCGTCAATGCCGGAATATCCGCTGCTGCAATTTGAGTTGCGGAGGTAACGCGCCCTTTGGCGTCAATTGTTACCTTCGTGTATGTGCCTGCCGTTGCTCCGCTGTTTGCCAATACCAAAGCAAGGGTTGCGTTTGCCGATCCGTCAAAAGATGTGCTTGCCGTGCCGTCTCCAGTAATAGCGATATTGCGCGCCGTAGCCAGCTTGGTTGCCGTTTCTGCTGCTGCTTGGTCAGGATTGAGCAGTACCTTGTCACCGCCAATACCGGCGTAAAGTTTTGCCGTGTCCAATACAAGTGCAAGTTCCCCCTCATCCAGCGTCAGCCCTGGAAGATTGGCGGCAAGGCCGCGCTTTATTTTGATTTTTGCCATGTGTATTGCGCCCCCTTAATATGTTCCACCATCTACGACTACGCCGGACGGGTCATTCCCGTCAAAGTCCCCGCCGTTGATTGGCATGTAGTCCAAGTAGTTCCTTAAATCCGCCAACTGCGCATCGACTCCGCCAAACCGTTCGCCTACGCTGCTATACGTTCCCCTCGCGGTAACAATCTCGCTCTCCGCCGCGCTAATCCTTCCGTCAGTTTCCGCGTACTCCGTGTCCAAACGCTGTTGCAACGTTGTATACGTCTCGCCGGATTCCGTATTATAGCGCGCTGTTGCCGCTTCCGGTCCGCTGTCACCGCTGATAACCGCCTGGTCAAGCGTAGTCTTCAGCGTATCGATAGCGTCCTTTACCGTATCCGCGGCGGTTACTTCGCCAGCATACGTAATATTCTCTGCCGGATGCGCTGTTTCAGATTCCGCATGTGCTTCGTCTGCTGCGATACGAGCCGCAATCTCCGCATTATCGTTCGCAATCCTAGCGGCTGTCTCTGCGTTATCATTCGCGATCCGTGTCGCAGTCTCGTCCGCTAACTCCTCGCTCAACTCCGTAAAGTTGCGGTTAATCTTCGGATAAGCTTGCGATAGTTTATCCGCAGGGGAGTGTCCGTTGTCTGCCCCGAGTATCAATTCGATATCCGCCATCTATTCGTCATCCCCTTGTTAAATAAACTTCGTCCGGAACTTAAACGTAATCGTCGCGTTGATTCCGGTTCCCCCAACGCTAACAGGCGTAATCCCCGCGGCTATCTCTCCGTAATTACCTCCGACGTTAACCGGAGCGCCCGCGATTGTACTCGCATAGCGCGCGAAATCGACTACGAGTGTCTGCGATGACATTGCGTTCGAGAACGTTAATGTTTCGCCACCGAGCGTCAGTGTCAGCGTAGTAAACGATCCGCTGATTTCGATAACGGGCTGAACCGGTTCGTACCCGAAGTTGTCGATATTAAACGTAGCCGGTCCGGTCACAGCGAACGAATACGTAGCGTCAACGCTGATATCCGTATCCACCAGCACCGCACTGTCTACGTCGATACTCTCGACAGAATACGTTGAATACCCGAAAGGGTCAGCGCAGACAAACGTAAATGTAAACTCGCCATATCCGCGGAAAAACTGTTCGATACCAACTCTACCGGTTAACTTCGCATAATACTGAACGTCTGGAACCTCGTCGAATATTAACGCTCCTGCTCCGTTAGAAACCGGAGACAACCACGCCATTATCTGCGATTGCCTCCGCTTCAGCGATACGGAATTGGGTGTCACATCGACCGTTACCGTAATCTCACGCGTTCCCCATTCGCTGCCATAATCGTAAACTCCGGCGCGTCCGTCCGCTTCCTCCGTATAGTTACGGATTTCCGGTGTGTTGACGGTATAGGACAGCAGGTTAACGCCGAACTCCGAACAGTGACGCCCTCTATACGTAAATCCATCCGGCATTATACGCCAACCTCCTGTCCTGCGGCCATTTTGCGAAGTATAGCCGCTGTTTCATCGCCAGCATTACGCTCGAATCCGGACCAATCCGCGCTATCCTCGAACGTTGCGCCGTTCATTTCGATCACCTTTTCGATATGCACCGTTGTCCCTCCGCTACCTTTTCCGCCAATTCCGCTTACGACCGATTGTATCTGCGCAGGCGTCAGCGTTACCTCACCCTGGCGTAAGATGGCGCGGAGTTCATCCGAAGCCAATCCGCTACCACTCCGGAACGACGATACACCCGCAATACCTCCGCTATGGAATAACGGAACGCCTCCGCGATACCATGTACCTCCGTAGTTGGTTGCGCCAATAGACGCACCGAGCGCTTGCGACTCCGCCTCTAACCTACGCTTTCCTGCGTCATCAGCCGTCCACCATGCATTAGCATTCGCTTTCATTTGGCGCAGGATCGACGCTTCATACGAAGATTGTCCGGAACCAGACGAGGACGATACGTTATTCAGCGTAGACATTTCGGATTTGAAGCGTTCCATTTCCGCCTTGATGCGTGCATTCGTCGTTACAAACGCTTGGAACCGGGAATCCTCGGTAGCAGCGTAAATCTGCGATATGTCTCCGCCAAAGTTTTCGATTGACGCCTTAATATCGCTGTACCACGACTCGATATCGTCCTTACGCTTATCCAGCGCATCCAGTTCGGAATCTCTGGCGTCCTGAAGCGCGGTCTTCTGATCCTCGACGTCCATTTTACGGAGTTCTTCGAGGAGTTCCGCATAGTGTTTCTGACCGGCCTCAGACGTAGCAAGTCGGTACTTTTCCGCTTCAGCCTCGATTTTGGATCGGTCGCGGACGCGTTCGGACTGGTCGAGCGCCTTCAGTTGCGCATCATAATAGTCCTTTACCGCCTGCTTGCGCTCATCCAGCGCCTTTAACTCCGCCCTCTTCTGCTCGTCGATTGCGTCGAGTGCGGCGTCCTTCGCCTCTTTAGCGGATTGCTCGCGCGATTCATCTGCCTTACGGGCAACCGCTTCCGCTTCCTTAATTAGCGTCATCCGAGCGGTATACAACGCCTTGTCCGCAGCCCTATACTCGTCGGAATCGGAATCATAGCGCGCCTTAACCCGCGTCCACGCGTCTAACTGCATCTGCGCCACTTCCGCTTCAGACGAACCCTTTTCGCGGAGCCTGCGCTCCTCCATTTCGATCCACTCGGCGGAATACTCGTACGCAGCTTTCGCGGCTTTTGCGGCATCCTCCGTTTTCGTAGCGTTGAGCGCTTTAACCTGGAGCGCTAGGGACCGTTCGTCTTCGATATTCTCGGCGAGATATTGCGCGTGTTTCTGGCGGATTTCTTCGATAGCTGCGATTTGGTCGTCCGCGGACTGGTCGTACATAGCCGCGTTATAACGCATCGTTGCGAGATCTTGCGCAAATAGATCCCGGCGAAGTTCCGCAGCAATTTCCGCAGCCGTCTTGCCGGTCTTCTTCGGACCACCCTCAGTCCCAGTTCCACCACCACCTCCGCCAGTCTTCGGGAGATAGTCGTCCCAGGTATTGGAATCGATATCTTTTATCATACGGCTTAACTCGATAAGAGACGCCTGCAACTCGTTCGACTTTTCCGTTTCTGCTTTAATCTGCCGTTGGGCCTCGTCGTTCAGGCGCTTACCCTCTGCGATGGCATACTCGCGAGCCTTACCGGTAAGCAGCGGATTAACCTTCGATTCATCAAACGTCGGCGCGTCTATAACCGACTTTTTCGTAGTGGTCGCTTCGAGGACGGCTTTCAATGCTGTGATCTCCGCTGTCGCCGCCTGAATCTTCGCCTTTGTTGTCTTCTGTAAGTCCTGAAGGTCTTGCTTGCGCAACTCCGCTTTCGTCCGGACTATCTCTCGTTCAGTTCTAATCTGAGCGTCGAGCAGGTCAGTATTCGTGATGATATACCGGCCTTCCTCGTCCATCTGAGCGATTACATCCGGGTATTGCTGCGCAAGCTGCTTCACAGTACTAGCAAGTTCCGCTTTCTGAGCGTCATTAAGTTTCTCAACGCGGCTCAATTCTTCATACTTCTTGCGCAATGCTTCAGTTCCGTTTGTCTGCTGTACCCTCTGTGCCAATTCGGTAATCGTGGACTTTTCTACCTGAACGCGTGCAGGAATGGAGTCCTCGTAAGCCTGGTTCATGCGCTGGAGCGCTTTTGACGCTTCGTCCGCATTCTTGAAGTCCATCTTACGCAGGCTGGCGTCAACTTCCTTGATCCCGTCGGCCAAATCAAGTGCGCGGTGCGTATTCTCAATACTGCCCTGGCCGGATTGCGCCTTGCGTTCGAGCGCGTTATATTCGTCCATCAGCTTATTACGCTTCTCCAGGATTCCGTTCAACGTGTCGATGTCGCCGCGCAGTCCTCGGATATCCTCCGCAGAACGTTTCGTAGCATCCTGCGCCAGTTTCGCGTTCAACACGTCCTGATTCTTCGCCCATTTCAGCGTAGATTCTGACGCGGCGTCGGACGCTACGACGTACGCAGTAACAGCGCCCGCAACAGCCGTAATCCCTGCGATTGCCCAACCGACCGGGCCGAGGCTTACTTGCAGTACGGACAACGCCGCAGATAACGTTCCAACCGCAGCAGCTACAGCCAAGAATGCGGCAGCGGCCGCAGTTAATCCGACGGTCATTTCCTTATTAGCGCTAATCCACGTTGTCACATCGGCAATAATCGGAGTCAGCGTTTCCATAAGCTTCTGTATCGCCGGTAAATACGCTTCGCCGAGTTCCTGCCGCGCAACGGTAATCGTCTGATTAAACACCGCCTGAGTACCGGCGTAACCTTGGAGCGCTGTATCTGCGTTACCGGCGTACAGTGTCGATTCCTTCATAATCTCGGAGTATGCCGCTTGCACCTTTTGTGCATCCGTCAATTTATCCGCAGTTGTTCCGATGGACTTCGCATAACGATCGTACATGACGCTAAGGTTCGTTGTAATACCGGCAGCATCCGTTAATTCGGAGTTACCGGATTTGATACCGCGGGTGACTTGCACAATCGCTTCGCCCCACGATAAATGCGCTTCGCGGTTATATGCGGCAGCGTCCGCAGTAGCGTAGATTAATTTCCGCGTCTCTTCGAGTCCGAGTCCGGACGATAACAGCGTTTTTACCGCGCTAGATGCCTCCGCCAGCGTCATAAAGCCTTTGTTGGCGAGTTCCTGCGCTAACCCCGTTGACTGTTCGATATTGACGTTTAAAGCCTTCGACACCTCCGCCAAGCCCTTTACCGCCATAGACGCAGCCTGCGCCTCGTCTGTCAGTGATTTCACCGTACGCGCAAGTCCGACTAACGCTTTTGATGCGCCAAGGGATACGAGTGCCCCCGCGATCCCTTCAAGACTTCTAGTGGTAGTCTTTGCGCTGGCGTCAACCTCACGCATTTGCTTCTTTGCGTTGTCCATTCCTTGCTTAAAGTTACCGACATTGAGCGTAAGTGTCGCCCTAATCGCGCCTACGTCCGTTGCTCCCATTCCGCTTGCCATCCGTTCACCTCCCTAGCTTATTACGTAATCTTGCGACCGCCTGCGGGTCATAGTCGTCTGGTTGCGCAGTTTCCTCGCGGGGTCCCGCCAACTCGTCGAAATATGCACGCAGCATCCGTTCATCCGCCATGTTTACGGCCAGCGTCGTACGCAGCGCTATAATCCGCTCATGCGCTACCTTCTGCGCGTGTCGGCGTAATATCAGCGGCAAATCGACCGCGTAGTATCCGTCGTATAACTCCGCCTGCGTGACGCCAAGTGTTACCGCTACGTCTACGAGCCATTCCGCCAGTGTTACGGGTTCTGCGCGCTCACGGCCGTCGTTTTCGCGAACCGGACGAACGCGGCCTGGAGCTTTTTTGCGGCTGCGGACAAATCGTTCTTTTGCGCTGTCTTCGCGATGAAATCCGTCAACTCCGTAAGCCCTGCGTTGTCTTTGATAAAGTCAGCGTCAAGGTCCGTAATAGCAGCGACAATCTTAACGGTTTCGTCGAGCGCCATGCCTGCGGCAACAACGAGGGTAGCTGTAAAATCTGCGCTACCTTTCGCGGCCAGTACGTTAACGATAAGTTGAGGAAGAGATTCGACCGTCTCAAACAGCGCTTCCCATTTGCGGATAGTCAGCTTCGGAATCTCGACGCGGGTATCTCCGAAGTAAACAGCGTCATTTTGCGTTTTATTAAATCGTGGAATCACGGTTATTTTCGCTCCTAATGCGCAAAGGCTGCGCGATTATGCGCAACCCTTACGCTGATATTTGCGTGCTTAGTCATCAACAGCGGTCTCGTCGCCGAATACGATAAGGTCGCCGGTAGCGTCGGGATAAGCGGTGAACGTTACGTTGGTAATCAATTCATTGTCGTAGCTGTAGGTGTAGTTCAGCGCCGGACGAGGCGCGGCTTTGAGCAGCGTGATAGCATCGTTCGCGGTAGAACCGGCTGCGAGCGGTTCAAGCTTTACCTTCTTCGCGTACTGAAGCAGGTCGATTACGTTGGTTGCGCTGACGACAACCTTCTGCTTCGTCGGAGTAGTTCCGTCAGTAACAAGCGATGCGCCCGGAATAATTGCGGCAAGCTTGGCAAGGTCGTACTCGGCAATCGGGCACGCGATAGTAGCAGTCCGGCCAGTTACGATTTCCTTTACCGGAGTGGTGCCGTATTGGTCGATATTAACGGCCCGTGTAGTTTCTTCGTACGTAAGCACGACGCCGCCCTGCGTGGTCTCGAAGATTACAGGCGACGTGCCTCCGACATCAAACGTTACTTTACACGGACCGAGCTTAATGTCCTCAGTGTTTGCGGCCATATTCAGTCTCCCTTTCGTTATTTTAGGCGCAGCAAAAACGCCAGAACCGGAGTCCTGACGTCTGCCTGCGCTTTATTGCGTCAATTCTGGAGAATCAACGTAAAATTCAGCGAGTATAACGGACGGTTAGCGCTATCTCTCCCGAGATACAGCGGAACCGGTTGATCCGCGAAGCAGGCGAGTATCTGCGTTGTCCCTATCGTAAAATTCTTCCGCTGATGATAATACGCCCATATCGCGTTGGCTTTCGCCTCTACCGTCGGTCCGTTGTTCTCCGCTCCCCTTACGACAACCTGAAAGGATGGCCGCAAGGTATTCGTCCACTCCGAGGGCTTCATTCCGCCACTCAACCGCACGTACGCCGAATCAGCAACGGACGTACTCGTGAACTCGTTGGCGTAATACGTGTACGGTACGGCGGCGTTTATATTCGATTTTAATTCCGCTACGGTAAACACCGGTTACGTCAACTCCTTCCGAATCTGATCCGTTGCGATTCGCATATAACGGTCATAGTTTTGTTTCAGCGGACGTTCAAGGAACTTCGGCTGTGTTCCGGGCGTTGTCGGGTCCGCATACGATTCGCCGAGTTCGTGTTGGTAGAGCGCGTAGTTAAACCGCTCGCCTGACGCAGATTGTTCCGTCACCGAATACGTTACGACCCCGGTAATCTCCGTCCCCTCTTCGTCAACACCGGACCAAGCCGTACTTCGCAACGTTCCCTTATCTAACGGCGCAAGATTACGCGAGTCGTGTAAGAGTGCATCCGCCGCGTCACCTAATCCGTTACGTACCGCTCGCCGTACGTTCTTCTCCGTCACATCAAGCATCCGCAGAAATGCGGTATCGTCGAACGTCAGACTCATACGTTAATCACCGTTAGGATTGGCTTTCCGCCGAGATTGCGCTTAACCTCGATCGATATCGGAATATACGTCCGCTCGACTCCGTTCTCGTCTACGTAAGCAATCCGGTCGGACAGCGTAATTTCCGCCAGCTTATCGAGATAAATCTGCGCGGACGATACGACGTCCTGACTGTTTGCGTTGCGGACGAGTTTGACGCCTTCTTGTAAGCGGCATTTAACGGAGTATGGCGTAGACGGCTGCGGGTCCCACGGATCGTCCGAACCAGGCGGAGTGACGATGATTTCCTGCTTCAGCGGTATAAGCGCCACGTTACATCACGCTCCACATAACGCCGCGCTTCGATAAGGTAACGCCGTTTTCCGCGCCAATGATATCGAGCGCAGTTTGCGGAATATATTTGCGCGTGCTTCCGCCTGGAATGTTAATCGCGGAGTCCTTATAGTTGAACGAAGCAACTCCGCTTAGCGAGAATCCGCTAACGCCTTGCTGCGCCAACCTTACGGAATCTCCGTATACCGTCGCTAACACATTCGCAAATTCGTACACCGCTGCGTCTGGTATCGTATACGACGGATAAAACTGCGCTAGGTCACGAGATGCGACGTTTACAATCCGTAGTTGTTTCGCCTCGCCTGCGTCGTTCCAGTCGTCAATATCGATACAATTTGCGCTAATGTACGTATTTGCGTCTTCTACCGTAATAGCCATGCGCTACACCTCCCGTTTATTTGGCGGAGGGCTTGCGCTTAGGCGCGGGCTTTACCTCCGGCGTCTCTTGCGGAATACCCGGTCCCGACTCCGCGTCCGTCTCCGCTTCACTGACGCGAGTTACGTCTGACATTGCGTCCAATACCGCAATCTCCGCTACGTCCTCCGTTACGTAAACTCCGTTAGAAAAACGCTTAAAAGCGCCGTCTACATAAAAGCCCAGCGCCGGATAGCGTTTAGATTCGTATGTTACCGTCATATTGCGTTAAACCTCCGTTTCTTAAGACAGACCTTTCAGGCGACCGTGAGCCTTCTCTTGCTCCAGTTCGAGCGTGTACTCTCCGATGATTTGGCCGGTAGTGTAGTCGCCCTTAGTGCCGAGGTAAGTGTGGGAGAACTCACGGGTAATCAACGGACGAATCTTTGCGCGGTTGGAGTCGAACAGGAACAACTCGTCGGAAGCCAGGTTTTGGTTAAGCACGATTTCAAACTCGCCGAAGTCTGTAACGATCTTGTCGACTACTTGACCGCGGGTATTCTCACCGCGAGTCAGCGTGATCTTGTTGGAATCGGTGCCAGACAGCGCAATCTTTTGTTTTGCAGCGACCATGATCTTGTAGTCACCTGCTTGTTTGAAACCGCCAGCGTCATAGATGCTTTGTGCCAGTGTATTAATAGCGGCAAGAGTCACAGCGCCGCCAACGTTGGTGACGTTAGTTGTAATAAACTGACGGATACCTTTCATTTGGCGCACCTGGCCGGATTCGTAGGAAACACCGTTAATCAACGCCTTTTCCAGTTGCAGGGCCAGTTCGAGCTGTTTCTTTTGCTTTTCGTATTCGTACAGGTTGTCGATACCGTATTGAGCGACAGCCTGTGCAGTACCAGAAATTTCGATAGAGTCTGTAAAGATTTGAGTAAGGTTGGACTTCCGTACACGAGCCTTGTAACGCGCCGCGCGAGCGTCGGCTCCTTCGGTACCTTCATCAAACAGGAACTCGACCTTGGCAGCGTTAGCAATCGCAGCAGCCGTAGTACTAGCGTAAGCGCGTGTAACAGTCAGCGTCTTGGTACCGGTGTTAATCGCGGAAACGTACAGCAGTTCCTCGCCGATTTTGATTACGGAGCCAACGCGGAAAGGTGTAACATCAGCGACAACAATCGCGGTGTCGTCAACCAGCGCGGATGCGGTAGTTACGGTTTCGTCCGGGAACATTTCGTCCTCATACCAAACGTGCTCAACGGCGGTTACAGCTTCGGAAAAGCCCAGAGCGTTCAGCAGCGGAGTTTGATGCGGATTCAAAAGCAGGATTTCGTCAACTACTGATTCCTTCTTACCAATCAGAGATGCGTTATAAACTTTAGCCATTTTCAAATATCCCCTTTGATATGTTTTTGTGTAATAAAATAAGCCGCCAATTACCCGCGACTTTGAATAACGTTATCTGTTTAGTTCGTCCTTTAGCGCCGAGTACGCCATGCGGTCCTCAATACGCCCGGTCCTGCGCGCTTTTTCCGCGGCTTCTTTCAGCAGTTGCTCTTTCGTCTTATCCGTAGGCTCACCGCCACCGCCTGCGCCACCAATTGGTTTGGGCTGCGTTTTCTCCGCCAAATACGGATTCGCCGCAACTAACGCCTCTACCGCTTCCTTAACGCCACTTACGTTACCCTCGTCATCTACGTCAGCCCCGCTCAAATCCGCCAATTTCAACGCTGCCGCAATCCGGTCGGCTGGTACGTTGGCCTCGCGCGCCAGTGTCCGGAATTCTGCGCTAATCAAGCGCTGATTGGCTGCGGTAACTTTCGCGGATACTGACGCTTCCGCTTCGGATGCTTTGCGCAACGCTTCGTCACGCTCCGCCTGTAACCGTTCTTGCTCCGACATTTGCGTCTTTTTCCGTTCTTCTTCCGCCTGTTCCAATGCGGTAAGCTTCGTTTTCAACTCGTCATAGTCAGCGTACTTCTTACGCTCTCTTCCGAGACGGTCCGCAATCAATGCGTCCAACTCCGCCTGCGTAAACGTCTTCTCCGGCTTAGGGTCCGGATCAGGCTGCGGATTGGGATCGGTGGGTGCCGGTGTTGGCTCCGGGTTAAACAGCGGCATGAATCTATCGGAAAATTGCGCATTCAAAAACGTTCTCATTTCGTTTCCTCCCGCGTTTTAGCGCCAGTGTCGCGTGACACTTTACTTGCGTAGCGCATGGATTCCGTCAGTTTAACGTCTTAACGTAGGACATCGTATTATTGTCCGTAAATTTCCGGATTACGGACGGGCGTTACTTGATGGCGACAGAGGGGGTGAAAGATTTCTCTTCCCTTCTTCAAGTCTCCGACATACGGATAGCTTCCTGGAGCGTCCGGAGTCAGTTTAACTACGCGCCCCTCGTACGCTCTACACGCATCAGTAGCGCCATGCCGCGAAATAATCCCGTACTGGACTCCGCGAGATAGCGCCTCGTTTTCGGTCGCCTCTAAGTGCGTCCGCTGCATCTTCGTTCGCGTAACGGTTTCGGCGTACACTTCCGGCTTCCAGCGTCTTCCGCCTGCGTCAATGATTCCGGTATCGAGCGCTGTTCCTAACTGCTGGCGCATATTAGCGAGGACGTCCCGCTGTATAGTTCTCCGCCCGTTTACGCCTTTAGCGAGATTAGCGCGCATGGAATCGGATACAGCTTGTTGCACGGCTTTCCGCGTTCGACTGTCGATATTGCGCGTTATGGCGAGCAAGTCCGCCTGCGTATCCGCTACTGCCGCCTTAACATAATCCGCATTCAACCGGCTAAACTTCGCTATCTTCGTAGCCTGTTCGTACGTCTCCGTCAGTTCAAGCGCATATAGCGTACGAGCGACGCCTTCGGTTGCTGCTTTCGGAATATTCTCCGCCACCCACGCGGCAGACTTTGCGTCAATGCTGGCGAGTATCTTCGCAATCTCCCGGAGTGCTGCGTTTGCTTGCGCACGAGATAACGCAGATAAGTCTAGGCGGTATAACTCCGATTGGATGTCGCGAATACCGCGCTTAAATACCGCCGCAATAACGGATAACTCGCGCTCATACGTCGGGTCGGGTATCGTGCGGAGTATAGCCATTACGCGTCAGCTCCGGAAGGACTGTTAAACACCGTTCCGTCTACGGTTCCCATAACGCGCGTCTCGTCGTCATCAATCCGCGATACCATTTCGATTGCGGTCGCGTCGTCTACGCCATCCAGCGTTTTAATAGCGTCCAATACGGATATCGTCGCCTTGCCTCCGGTTCGTATATGCGCAACTTCAGCGGCTTCCTTCTCGTCGATGGGAACGCCGTCGCGCCAATTAATCCGTGGATAGACGGGATTGTACGGAACCCAACCTTCAACGCCCTGATTAGCGTAATTTTCGAGTTGCATCGCCGTCCAGATAGCGTCACGTAGCGCCCGGTCAACGTGCGCCCGGATACGGTTAACTTTCGCCAGGATCGGCATGAACCGGGCCTTGATTGCGCCAGAATCCGTATGTGACGTGCCAGTTCCGCCTTTATCGGAGGCAAGCGTTGTTCCGAACAACCATTGCGGCGTCTCCGACATCTGATATACGATACCGAGGAGTACGTCCAACTCCGTAAAGGCTGCGTTAAGCTGGCCTTCCCAAACCATATAACCGGGAGTGGCCTCGTCCTTCGCAACGGGGATATACCTGCCGCCGAACCGTACACTTGCGCCGTCGTCCGCTTCCCCGTCGATGTCCGGACCGTATGCGGTGGGGTCGCTGTGCTTCCAGAGGATATAGTCGATTTGCGCCAACCGTTCGTTAATCGCGCTTAGAACGCTCTCCAGCTTCTCGACTCCGTTGATACCTTCCCAACGATCGTCTACGCTCTTATACGGAATGTGGTGGACAAGTAAGCGGTCGGTTCCGGTTGCAACGATATCTTCTTCGCGTCCGGTCGCTACTTTTTCGCCGACCGTATAAGTCGCAATCGGCACGCCCCATTCCGCGTTAACGCCGCGCTCTGTCAACCGGAATCGCTCGTACGTAATGTATCCGGGAATATGACGCTCGACTACGAGATATGGCGTATACGTCTCGTTTGTACCGGACAGCCAACGCATAACTCTGCCGCTGGGTTCTTCGACCCAATCGATCCATGCGATATTGACCGCTTTAAACTTCTTGCGACTCCCGCGCGCCAACTCCGGAAATACAACGTTAGCCGGTACGGCTTCGATAATCGGCTCCAATTTCGTTGCAGGCGCTTCGAGTCCTAACGCTTCAGTTTCGCTCATGTCCGCCCTGGCTGCGTAATACGTTTTTATCCAGGAGTCGCCGCGATAACCTCCGCCGATAACGAGCTCATGCATCATCTGCGTCAAGTCGTTCTCTTCCACAATCGAGTCGAGGCGCTTCTGTTCGATTGAGTCCGGACCAGTACCGGCTTCATACGTAGGCGGTTCGCCCGTTAACAAATCCGCAGGCTTCGTCAGCAATATATCCATCAAGTTGACCGCGATAAATAGCGTCTTCAATTGCGCAGCGTGCGGCGTATCCTTCAGCAGCGATGACGCTCGTTCGTATATCTCCGGATGCCGTCCGTCGAATATCGTGCGGCCACGTTTATATCGTGCTAGACGGGGGATTGCGTTATCAGGCGGATAATGTGCGCCAGGATAAAATAACCTCGTCAAATTGCGTCCTCCTTTCGTTACATCCACGAGGGTTTATTGCGGATTGCTTTCTTCGCCTTCGCAACGTTATCTACCGCCATCTGCAAGGAATCTATCGAATCCACATAATCTCCGTGTGGGTATTGCGCCATTTGATCGAGTAGCATCGTATGAGACCGGTTAAGGATGAGCGTCCGGTTGTGGAACAGCGGTTCCAGCGACTCAATTCGCTCCTCTTTTCCGGTTTTATAGTGTTTGTTATCGTTCAGGCGGACGCGATAAAGCCCCTCGACACGCATTCGGTCGCGGAGCTGCTGGTAATACTCGTATTGGGCGTTAATTGTCTCTACGGTAAATACGTTATGGCGATATTCCTTCATTTTCGCGATTATAACGTCCAGGATTTTGCTGGGCGGTTCTTTCGTCGCGTATTCGTCCAGCACGAAGATGTATCCGGTCTTCTCATGCCGTCCCACCGTTAGCACCGCGTTATAACAGCTTCGCGCGTTCTTCCCTTGCGCTATATCCCACGCGCCGCTAATCGTCAGCTCATCGATCGGAATCCGCAGATCCTCGTAACGGATGAACCGGCGCGTCCCTTCGTACTCGTAACGGTAATAGGCGTAATTTTCTGGAAGGAAATACTGCTCATCCTCGCTAAACGCTAGATTCCGGAACTCCGAATTATATGCGCGCGTGCCCATATTCACCTTTTCGTGCATGAGCGCTCGGTAGGACCAGCGCCAAGGCCACGCCAATGCGACGCCATCCTCTAGCGCCTCTTTATTCGCTTCGTAAAACGCGTCCGGCTCCGTCATATCTTCGGACCGAGCGTATATTTCGCAGTATTCGTCCCACAGCCGCGGATTCGTTGGCTCCGAAACGATAGCGCCGTGGAACGACGAGCGGAAGTCCTTGCGGTCGAGTACGTGCTTCAGCAAACCCGTTGCGCTAACCATCGTACCAACGAGAATAATTGCGGTAGACTTCGTTCCAATCGGGACCACAACGGAATTGAACCAGTGTACGAGCTTCTCCCGCGCTTCCTTCGTACCTTCGTTATTCTGTGAAGACGGATCGTCAACGATAACGAGATCCGGACGATACGAGCCATGACGCTTACCCCGGAGTTGCTTACCGGACGATGACGCTTCAACCAGCGTACCGCTAACGGTAATAAACGCCTCTTCGTTGTCCTTCTCATTCTGCGTATTCCGCTCGAATAGTAGGCTTCCGAAGTCGTTGCGCAACTTTTCGTTAAATTTGAGCTGCTTATTTACCCATCCGATAAGCTTCTTCGATAGCGTATCCGTTTCGGATATAACGAGAATGTACCGGCGCTTTCGGAATACCGTTTGGTGCAGCGGAAACGCATTCGAGAACATACCGGATTTACTGTGCCCCCGCGCAGCTGCGACAGCGAGCCGGGCCTCGCGGACGACGTGGTCTACGTAATCGCATAAATCGAAGAACTCGCGGTGAATGGGCGCAATCTCCGTTAAAGGATCGTGTGGCGTTCCGTCTTCGCCATTGCGGATAATATTATCGTCATTCTCCGGATTACCTGCGTCGGATAGATACTCATAGGCGAAGTATGCGGTATCAAACTCCGCACGGTGTATCCGCGTTAACCGCTTAATCTCCGCAATATCACTCCGCAGCATTTCCGTATGATACTCCGTTGCCCGCCCGGACTTCGCTAAATCACGCAACTTCTTCGCACGTTCCGTAATGAGTGCGATACGCTCCGCTCGTTCCGCACGGTCAAGCCATTTTCCGTCAACTATAGCGATAACGTATCGTCTCCTTTCGTACGCGTCCGGACTACTCCGGTACTTCCTCGCTCAATAACGCTTCCAGCTCCGCAATTTCCGCTGACACATCGTCGTTACTCCGGCCCGCTCCGCTATCCTTCGTTTCGATAACCTGGCGCTCGGTCAATAAACCGTGCCGACGCATATACAAATCGATCGCCTTAACGGATGGCTGCGAGCCTTCGATAAGCTTCATAAGCTGACGGTAAACTAGCGCTCTCTTCTCTTCGAGATGTTCGTCCGCGAGAATATTAACGTAGTCGATAAACGGACGTTTCTGCGTACGCCATTCGTAAAGGGTATTGCGCGATACTCCGACTTCTTCCGCAATGGCATCGAACCCTAACCGCTCATCTTCCGGAGTAAATTCGCGCTGAACGCACAATAACGCTGCTTTGCGTTGGCGTCCGTCTAATTTCGCCTCAAGACTACGTTTCTTTGCTTCCGACATACTAACGCCTCCTTTCTAACGTGATAATTACGTGTAAATTGCGTGAAATTAGCGATTGTACAGCGTTGGGAATAGTTTTATACTCCCGCGGTGTAGAGACGGAAATACAGCGTATTTCACACGCCAAAACGGCGTTGTTAATTTCACGGTGAAATTACGTGCTAATCCGTAGGGCAATCCACATTACCGCCAATATGAGAGGACATCCGATTCCGAACGAATAGAACGCTGATTCCTCTTCCGGATTCTCCGCCAAATACCGCTTAAACCAGCGGCACAAACCGCACATTTCCGCTACCTCCCGAGATAGAAAAATTGCGCGCTAATTCCGGACAGCAAATGCGCAGCCCAACGCTACCCCGCCTGGGGGTCCGCGCTTTAACGCATTAACGTGCTGGCATATGTACAAAAGTCCGCTTTTATACGGATGTCCCTACGCTATAAAACCGCGCCACTACGCCATTTTTCCGCATCCTCATCCGCAACCACTACGCCAATCCCCGCAAATGTCCGCCACATACGGACAAATCCGCTATCTAATCGGAGTATTTACGCATAACCCCGTGAGTTTGACGCTATCGCCCGGTCCGAGCGCCTCTGCGGATGAAACGCTATTAGCGTCGGATGTAATACGGCAGTATTCGGATGTAACAGCGCTATTGAGCGCACACAAACGCCATAGCATCGCTCGTAATCGGACACATACGTAATCAATACGCTACGATCCGCTGTATCTGCGCTACCACTCGCACATATCCGGACTATACGCAGTCATAACGCTAACCTACGCTTCCCTCCGTAATCCACCGTAACCACGAGCGCTGTATCTAACGTTGCCCTATCGCAATCCATACGCTATAATTCCGCTTCATTATATGTAGCTTATTTAACGTTGCTATAACGCAGCCATTCCGTTATACATTTACGCTATAATACGGAAGGTTACGTATACAAACGTATACACGACGTTATGATCCGTGTATAGCACGGTTACATGCGTAATCTAACGTAACCCTTCATAACGTATAGACACGAAACAGCGCGTAATATCGGTAATGTGCGCTAACTGTACGCAATGAATCGTTATATAGCGGTATATAGCGTTAGATCCCGAGGATTCGGTACGAATCAGCGCGATCATAAAGGATAGGTGCCTGCCGCGGTCACTAGCGTTCCCTTGGTCTGCTACGTCAAATACCGTGACGTATCAGAATGTTCAATAATATTTATTCGTTGCGGATTTGAGGACGGTTCTTCCCCCGGCCTCGGATACGCTAATCTCTTCGCTCTTACCTCCGCTCTCCTGCGCAGATTATGCCGAAACAATAACGCCAGAACTCCGCTCGTGTATACGGAATCCTGGCGTAATAGCAACGCGATATATTATGCGTAACGTTGACGTTATCCTACGCAATTGTCAGCGGAAGAAGACTAAGAAATAATTTCGGCCCCTAATTCCCGCCAGCCTTAGTGCCGCGCGGGATTCCGGCGTTTTTTAGCGTAAAGAAAATGCCCGATGTCAGGCCGTATTCGTAAAGAAAATGCCCGATGTCATCCGCGATAATTATTCCGGATGGAGAACATTTCGCGCAAGGTTGCGTCAGGTACGCCAGGCTTCCGGTAGAATACGAACGGATTAATCTTGTAATAGCGCGATCGCCCGTACACAACCTCCGCAAATACGTACTGGTCTCCGAATTTTAACTTACGCAACTTCCGGTACACAGTCTTTTCGTCAACTCCCGTTATCCTAGCGATATCCTCCTTCGTCAGCGGAACGGTATTTTCGACGTCGCGTTCGTACGGATTGGCGCATATCGTATTCGTCTCCAGGTGAATGTGCTGAAGCAGCTTGTAGACGAATCCGAGATCCTTCGCGGAAACTTCCGAGTATAACTCCTTTACCTTAGCGACGAATGTACGCACGATTGCGGTATTACTCGTTTTACCTTGGAAGTGGTAACGCGGATTGAGGCGATAACTTCCGGAATCCTCGAAGATTATCGCGTTGTCGATCATATCCGCTAAGAATGAGTTCACAGTCGGCTTGCTTACGCCAAGTGTCCGCCTGATGTCCTCCTTGCTCATTGCGGTTTTGTTCGGATTAGATAGCGTCGTATCGTAGTTAACGAAGCATTGTAGATATAGCAAATATCCGCAGTGCTTATCAGATACACGCTCAATTACCTCGTCGATATTGTTCATGTTCGTAATCGTAAACTCTACGCTTCGTCCGGCCTTTATCGTTTGCTGGCGCTCCTTAAACGCTTCCGACTGCGCTAGATTAACGACTTTGTGCGTTGCTGCTGGTGCGTAAATCAACGCCTCTCCTGTTTCCGGATCGAATGCCGTTCCTGTTCCGGTAAATGCGATATGCTCAGCGGTGTATAAACGTCTGTTCTCGTTCAATCTACGGTCCCCTCCCGGTTATCTTAGAAAACACAAAAAGAACGCGTATCCGGTTGGATAGCGTCCCCTCATAATATATGTCCTTCAAACGGCGTAAAATATCGGTCACACCTCGCAGATTTCTGTCTCTTGCGCAATATACCTGCGCCACGCGTCGCTTATCCCGCGGCATTGTACGAACGCCTCCGTAACGCGTGGCGTAATCGGTCCCGGTGATGTGTCCCGCTTATACTGCGCTGACCGTTCGCGGTTTCGCTTGTGCGCGTCACGGTCGCGGAATTTGATATCGCGCTTCGGACGTTTTTTCCGCGTCGGAATGCGGTAATCTGCGCCGTCTGTTCCGACTTCCTCCGCAATCTTCAGCGGAAATTCCCGGTTACGGCGCTCCTCTAGTTGAGTAGCGGATAAGAACGGATATTCCGTCTGCGACACTTTATGCTCGTTCATATCCGTCAGCTCCTCGTCCAATATCGCATCCGCCAACGATTCGAGGATTGCGCTATTAACCGGCTGCGTCTTTGGCCTCTGGCCCCGGTATCCATCGCGTTCCCACTTCGCTAATCCGGCCGCAACGTATTCGGAATGCTCCCGCATATAATCCGCAGTAATAGCGTCAATTAAGCGGATACGTTCCGCTCGGTCAGCGATATCGTATTCGTAACCTGTATCGCGATTAGCGATCCCTCGGTAGATGAACGGTACGATTCCGCCGTGTTTGCGCAGCTTCAGGCGTTTGCGTAACTCTACGGTAATTTGCGCGTATTTTTCGTGATAGTTAGACATTAGCGGATTCTCCTTCGGATGTGGTATCGGTAGGCTGCGGTAACTGTAACGAATCAAGGCGCATATTTGCGATTTCTACGTACTCGCGATCGATTTCCGATGCGATAAACGACCGCCCTTCTACCGCCGCTGATTCGCATACCGAGCCAGTTCCGGCGAATCCGTCGTAAACTACCGCTCCATGATCGCTAGAATTCCGGATAAAGAGGCGTAGCAATTCCGTCGGCTTTTCGGTAGGGTGCGTCAGCTTTGATCCGGATATCTTCGCGCAGTCGATAACGTCAGGAACGCGCTTTTCGCGTAGCAACGACCGTCCTTTGTGTCCAAACAGAACAAGTTCATGCTTCGGCCCGTAAGATCCTGTCAGGTCGCCCGTACCGTGCACATTCTTATTCCACACGATAAGATTCTTCAGTTTAAAGTGCTTCTCAAACTCCTGCTTGAAGAAGTCTATGTGATGCCAACTACAGAAGACGTAGATCGCTGTGTTATCCTTCATAAGCCGGTAGCATTCCGCCAGGTATTCCGAAATCAATCCGCGGGAATCTTGGTCGTTTTCAATGTGTCGAAACTTTTCCGTAGCTACGCGTCGATTGCTCCGATAATTCATCAAATACGGCGGATCGGTAACGACTAGATCTACACACCCACCCGGAAGTGCACGCGACAACTCCAGCACGTCGCGCTGGTATATCCGATTTAACTCAATGCCGCCAAGCAACGTTTTATCCGTCATATTAGTCGTTCTCTCCTTCGGCAGTAGTTTCGTTCGGCTGCGCCGCTACGACGTTTATTTCTCCGTAGTTCCACCGCTCAAACACGCCAGCAATCCGCTCGCACGCGATATCCAACAGCTCGCTAACCGTATTCTGACGGATTCCCATCGTTTGCGCCGCTTCTTCCTGCGTAAGCTGCCAATATCCGTAGACGTATCCGAGCGCTTCCGCTTGCCGCTCCGTTAACCCTGCGGATTCGATTGCGCTGTTTAAATCGATGAGAATATCCGCCGCTGCCAGATCGCCGAGGAACCGCCTATTCGCGATATGATACCGGTCGCGTAGCAGGAGGCGAACGCCTCTCTTATCGTTAAGCGCGTATTTGACGCTGAGATTGCGCTCGTCCTTTTCAATATCGATCTTAACTGCGCCCATATTGCGCCTCCTCTTCGTTATCTTGCGTAATACTCCGCGACAATGCGGTCCTGCCATCCGAAATCGAACGATGATTCTCCGTTAAACTCCTCGCCGCGGCCAAGTGTCAGAACGCTCCAGTACGCCATATACCCGTTTTTAGCGCGCCAGGCTTCGTAAGGCGGAATCCTCACGTTAAACGCGTGAACAAGTCCGGACAGACCGGGTGTAATTGGGTTTGTATTTTCACGCATCAGCGTGTTCTCGAACGCTTCCGTCAACTCATCAAGCTGCGTTAAGCCATCGCCCCACTTGTCCGTCAATTTACCGTCCTTGTCGTAGCCGATATCGTTAATCTGCGCTTGCAACACGGGCATCTGCCCCTCGTACCAAAACGTATCGGCTGCGCTTTCCTCCGTCTGCTCTACGCGATGGTAAGCGCCAGCTACATCCACGTATTTAACGTAAACTTTCCGCGCGTTTGGCGTTATCTTCCGCAAAATGTGTATGTCCGTCTTAATCGTCGTACCGGTCAGCGCAAATGTTTCCGAAGGCAACTCGATACTCGCGATGTGCCAGCACGTTTCCCGCATGAGTTCGCGAATCTTAGCCATTTGCCCGTTATATCCGATCCCCTTCGGAAGCACAAACGCAATGTACCCGCCTGGTTTCGCAGCCTTAATCGCCAACTCAATGAAAGCCGACTCGGACTTTCCGCTGAGTTTACCGGACTTTTTCGTTAGGGTAACGTAATCGTCCGGTACTTGCGCAGCCTCAACGTTGATGCTCACGCCATACGGTGGATTACCGATAACGAAATCGTAATAGTCGCGTCGGTCATGCGTTAAGGCATCGCAGTTGATTACGTTAACCTGCGGATACAATAGCGCGGATACGCGGGCTGACGTCGGATCGAGTTCGAGTGCCGTTACCTCCGCAGTTACTTCGGACGACTCCGGAATATGTTCGAGGAATACGCCACTTCCGCAGCTCGGCTCTAACCAGCGGGAACCTGGCGGAAATTCTCCGCCACATAGTCCGCGCAACGCCTCGACGATAAAGCGCGCTACATGTGTTGGCGTATAGAACGCGCCGCCAGCGTATGCGTTTGGAAGTAAACCTCCCGTTGACGTATAGTTATCGCGAAGGAACGCTAAGTCCTCCGCTGTGATCTCCGCGTCAGGCTTCGCAATAATCGCCATCGAGCGGACATTTCCGTCCCAACGGGACCTCTCCGCCTTACCCAAAGGACACCGCCTCCTCTGCGTTATTTTTCGCTAATGCTGCGTTAAGTTGTTCCGCTAACGCCGAACCGATTAAGTAAGCGACGCGCGATGCGACGCCGTTTCCGACAATACGGTATTGCGCGGAAAGGCTTATTGTGTCCGGAAATACGTACGAATCGGGAACGGATTGAATACGCAGGCATTCGCGGACGGTGAAGCGACGGGGCTGCGGAGTAGGCGGTACGTATGTGGTAGGGTCTTTCGCAAGTTGTGTCGTAATAGTGTAAGCGGGCTCCTCCCACTTCGATGTACGGAGTGCAGACTGGAAATTGCCTTGCGCCTGTCTTCGTTGGGCCCCTCGTATAGCGCCCTCGGTTAAGGATGCTCGATCGTGGTTATCTGGTCCCGGATGAATCTCCGCATGGTCTAACCGATTTGTACAAACCGTCTTACCTGGCGCATCCCAGTTCGCCACATAACCGCGTTGATTCGATAGCGAATGCTCCGGCTTAACCGTAGTTGCCTGCGTCTGAATATGCGCATTGACTCCGCTATTCGGCTCCGGTAAATCTCCGATAACATCCCGCAGCACCTGCGTCCGATACCCGCTCGCATCCGGTTCAGGGAACGCAAATGTAAATCCGAGATCCTTGCGGATGCCTACGATAAACACGCGCTCCCTTTTCTGCGCCACTCCGTAATCCCATGCGTTAATCAGCCGCCAGGACACGGCGTAGCCTATGCGTTCAAACTCCGCTAACAATGCGTCAAATGTTGCGCGGTGCTTCTTCGCAATCAACCCCTTAACGTTCTCGAATACGAAAGCTTTCGGCTGCTTGCGCTCGATTACGTTAAGGTACGTCCATACCAAGCGGCCTCTCTCACCATCTTCGCCAGCTCCCGTACCAGCAACGGAGTAATCCTGACACGGCGGACCGCCTGCGATAATGTCAGCGTCAGGAATGTGCTGCTGTACGTCATCGGACGTAATATCTCCGCAAATGACGTGATTGCCGAGGTTGTGTGCGTATGCCTTTACCGCGTTCTTATCGAAGTCGTTCGCGAATATGATATCGTAACCAGCCGCCGCCAGTCCTACGCCCATTAATCCGCCGCCACAAAACAACTCGACCACCGTTAACCCGTTCGAGGGAAGCGCAGGCGTTACGTTATAATTGCGCAGTGTAATCGTCTCCTTTTCGTCCAATTGTCCAGGGTGAAGTTGACAAGTAGCCTTCGCCATTGGCGCAGCTAGTACTGTGTGAGAAGCGTCGTCCCAGCGCTCTCTACGTAGATATCCGACTTTACCGCCGCCACTCCGTAATGCTCCGCCCATAAACTGCGCTTGTTCAATTTCCGATAGATCGCGCCAATTACCACCGGGCGGAATCTTGTGCGCAAAGGGACGCTCATCATTACGCAGATCGTACCCAACGTGATTTTCCGTAATAACCGCCGCCTTTTCACTAATATCTACGAGTCCATTCGGAGCGCCCTTCGCCCATTGCGTCAATACTGCGGGGGAAGGTTCGCTCATTCGCGCAATAGGATGCTTGCGGATATACTCCGCATAGCCACCGTCAACCATCTTCTGCGCTACCGCTGCGCTTAATGGTTGCGGATTATGGTTCGCTATCATCCGCTCACTCCTTTACGTTTGCATTTCCGTATATTTCCGGTTATAATTACGTTAATAATCGTCACTTGTACGGAGGTACTCGCTATGCCAAGAAAAGATCCGCAACAATCCGCTATCACGCCGGAACAGCCCGCTACCAATCCGCAGCCATCCGCAGAGAAACGCTATAACATCGTATCAATCCCGCTAGTCCGCCTATACGTCGCGACGGACGCCCAACGCCGCCTCCGCTTATCCGCCGATATCATACGCATGTACCGCTTAGACGCCGGTAATCGCGTAGAACTCGGATATACCGCAGACGAGCGTGCGATTGCGATTAGGCTTGCACGAAACTCCGCTGACCCTACGGCCGCTAACGTTGACCAGCGCGGTTATATTTCTGCGCGCAGATTTTACGAGAAGTCGCAGATTGCGGCAGAAGCCCGGCGTTATTCGTTTGTTGCGGAGCAGGACGGATGGCTCGTGTTTGCTGCGGATTGACGGGTTATTTGCGCTTGCTTACACCGACTCCGTCAAATACGCACGGTTTAAATTCGATAACGTCCTCTAACCGGTCCAATATCGCAGCTTCCGTTTTCTCCGTAATAACTCCGAAAGACGATAACTCCGCAATAAGCGCCACTCTCTGATCCTCCGGTATCTCCGCAATCAGAACGCGTGCAAACCCAAGTTGAAACAGCATAGCGCGGTATACTTTCGGAAACACTTCGCGAAGGTACCGCAGGTATCCGCGCTTAATCGGGATCGGGCACGCTTGACAACCGGTGCGCGGCATGAAAACGTTATATCCTTCCGCAGACAGCCGCTCCGCCGTTACGCGGTCGATAATTACCGTAGGACAATCGTAGCGCTCGTCAATCACCGCGTTCATATCGTAAATCGTATTGTACGGGATATCGTGTTTTCTAACGTATTCCCATACATCCTCCTGACGGTTATTACCGTAATTGAACGAATCCGCGAGCGCCGTCCACCACAGGATCGGCCGACATACCCACGTCTTCCACGTTCCTGAAGAGTAGTAATAATCTCCGTCTCGCCTGGCGCTCATCCACCGTTGGCGGCTCTCGCCTGCTCGAACTCCGTTAAACATCAAGTGCCACCCGTGTTCCTTAATCGCTCGCTGCATCGGCGCATGTTTCAGCGCATTACAGCACTTCTCTACGACCGGCTGTCCGTTACTACGGTCGCCCTTACGCTTAAGCAGCGAATCAACGCCGTGTTCGTCGTATATCTTCCGAATAGTTGTCGTAGGCAACGCTTCAATTGTATTTAACCGCCAATCAGCCGTAAGCTTCTTCGCAAATAAGCGCGTTTGCGGATACTCGTTTAGCGTGTTATTCCATACGACATCAAACGGTATATTGCGCATATCACATACGCGCTTTACGAGGTGCAGCGTTATTACCGAATCAACTCCGAAAGAACACGACACTACGATTTTAGCGTTGGAGCCATACCGCTCGACTGTTTGCGTAATGGCTTCGTCAATCAGCGTCAACGCCCGGTTCTCTTTCTCCGCGAGTGTGGACGTTTTATGTTCCGCTTCAAAACGCAGCACATCCGCTTTATTTATTCGCGTGTTAGTCGTCGATAGCGCTCTGTATGCGTCCATCCTCCGCCTCCTCATCGTCAATCTCTGCGCATCCACTCGCTAACCTCTCCGTAAGCATCCGAGAATCCGGCGGAGTATTACGCACGCCATCGCGATAGCCTACGAAATACCCCGCTTCGTATCCGCGTTTATACGCCTCGTATACGTCCATTTTGCGTTATCCTTCCTCTAGCGCTATTGCCGCCATAATCGCGTCAATTTGTTCGCGAAGCGACTCAAATGTTCCGGTATTGTAAACGTCGTAATCAACCGCAAATAAATCGACGTGTTGCTCCGTCTCGTGCGCAAGGCTGGCGGAATCGAACGCATCCCCTTCCGCTAAGGCCCGTTGTCTGCGCAGCTCCTCCGGTGCATTTACGCGGATGATAACGTAGCCTTCCGCACGACAGCGGGAATACTCGTTGGGCTGGCGGATGTCGCTGATTAGCGAACGAAGAATATCTCCGTAGGCGTCGAGAAACATCGCTTCATCCGATATCCTATCAAAACACTTCCGCACCCATATGTCAGGCTCGCGCTGTCTTAACGTCTGCCCCCACCACTGATAAAGTTCGCGGGGCTTCGGAGTTTCCGGAATATCGAACATTTCGTGAGCCGTTCGCTTCAGTTCGTCCCCGAACGCAAACTCCGCATATCCGTATTTCTCCGCAAGATACTGCGCCACTACGCTTTTTCCGGACCGCATCTTACCGCACAGGGCAACGTTAGGGTACGTAGTCATTGCGCATCAGCCTCCGAGTCGTAACGTGCGGAATCGTCGATTACGGCAACCTCTTCCGCCAATGTCCAGATTGTTCCGTCAGAGCGCGATGCTGCGGAGCTGCGGAAGTATAACGCCTGCTTACCGGTCAAGCTACGTTTGAGCGAAGTTACTACTCCGCTGCTTTGCGGAAAGAACGACGCTGCCATACCGGAGGTTGCCGCAACAATATCGCCGACTCTAACGTCACCCTCCGCTGGCTGCGGACATTTAACGTATTCTTGCGGTACTTCGAGGCCCAGCGCTCTCCTTAACGCTATTGCGCGGCCAATGTGCGTATTAAATACGTCGCCTGGCGCACATTTTGCGATTCCTCGCGCTACTACTTTTCCGTTATACCGCCAGCGAGCGATAGCAGCTACCGTACGTTTTTCGCGGTTGATTACGAATTCCACGTCGACTACGCATATTCCGCTGACGTATACAAGTGGCTGCGGATCAGCGTTAATATTCCACGGAGTTTTAACGCCTTCAATATCCGCAATCGCGCGCCGCACAACGTCATCACGTCGGTTGGTTACGGAGCCGGACGCCACTTTTACGTAATCTGCGTCACTACCTCCGCAACCTTTCGCCTCCATTTGCGCTGCAATCTCCGCAAACTGCGCGTCAGTTTCCGCTTTATATTCGTCAAATTCGCGTTGAAGGCGCGAAAGGTTGACAGTTAGCGCCGCTACGACGTCCTCTTGCGATGCGGGCGCGGAGAGGTTGGCGGATGGTTTCGTAATAGGCTCGAGTACACGGTATCGTTCGTGATTTACGCTCCATACTCCGTCCTGATAGTAACGCTTATTTTCTGTAAGATCAGCGGAAACGAAACAGCCGCCACATTCCCGTACTTTTGCGACATCCCCCGCGTTAGAGTAGCGGTCCTTACCATTAAGCGCCCACTCTCCGCTAACGGTAACAATAATCCGCTCTCCCACCGTAGCCTTCCGTTCGACCATGCGGAATCTTTCTCCGTCAATGTGGATTACGTCGGTCGGTGTAAGGACCACGTAAGCGTCCGCATTGAATCCGCAAACATACCTGCCTAACTCCGGATCAAAGACGTCGAGAAAGCGCACCGCCCCGTCATCGTCCGTGCGGGTAACTGTTGCAACGATTCCGTCCGATGCGCCGCGGTACATGTGCATAACCGCATCCCCGACGCTGGCTTTGCGTTTCTCCAGCGTATATTCGCGCTGGATTCCGTTAAGGGACGGGTCAGGGCGGATGAGGACAGAGGATGCCTGCGCAGGGGATTCCGTAGCGTTTACCGCTAATGAGGCTACCGCCTCTGTAACCTCTTCGAGGACTGCGTACTCATTATCCGCAACAACAACGCTGCCTCCGTTGCCGTATTGGCGGTCAATCTGCACTCCGCTTCCGAGCATCCTCGTCACCAACGCCTCGTCTCCGTTTTCGTACGCTCCGTACGTTTCCCACGCGTTTATAATCCGAACCCTCTCGCCAACCTTCGCCTTACGTTTAACCTCGCGGTATTTTACGCTCATATATCGTTTCCTCCTCGTTTTTCGTTATTATCCGCACCTCTACGTTCTGCCGTCCAAACTCGACAGCCCCCGCATATGTCCGATGTAACACGTCAATCCGTTTACCGCGTATCCTCCCGCCTTTATCCGCCGCTATCGCCTCAATTACGCTACCGTCCGCTAACCGTATCTCTAACGCTGTCCCTAGCGGAATCACATCCGGATCGGTTGCGACAATCCTACGTCCGTCTGCGTCCGTGTGCGTTTTTCGCACGTCAGTCCCATCCGCCGTAATACCGATACAGCCGCGACAACGAGCGGTATAGGCCGTAGCTTCATACGTTTGCCACTCGGAGGATTCCGCTGGGACTGACGGAGACGGGACGGTAGGAATTGCGTCTGGTAGTGATAACAGGAGGGCTAAGATTGCGAATAGTAATCGAAGAATAGCTGCGTCCAAGCGTCAATTTTCGTTATTTCTTTGCGGATAGCTTCGGCTAAGTCAGCGATCTCCCATTGGGAGTGCGTTGACTTGTTGCGTTTGGCGTAAAGTTCGAGGATGGCGCGGAGGTTTCCGGTTAATACGAGATTACACGTTGCGGCTTGCGGAAGAACCATGCGCGCGTCTTCGGCCGGTACGCCAGCTTCGCGCAAAACGTCATAATGCGCTTGAAGCGATTGCATAGCGCTTTCGTATACCTCTTCCGCTGACATACCGCCGTTATAGTTGACGTGTTTTCCGTGGAGCGAGCGTGGCGTAACGTAATCGAATCCATGACTACGGTCATTGCTACCGAATTTAACGTAGCGCTGCGATTGTACGCTGAACGAAAGCTGACGGTGGCGGGTGAGTTGCGCCAATAACGCTCGGCTGACGGACTCAACCGCGAAGGTGTACACCACATGTTCGCAGGTTGACGCATGACCAGACCGCATGATGTGGCGGAATAACCGGTCAGATTCCGTTCCGCCTTCGCCATCTGACGCAGATTGACCGAAATACTTAGCGCCTTCTCGCGGAAGGATTTGCGTAGGTGGTAGCGGTGAGTAACACGTACGAATAGCGGTAAGCGCTATGGCCGCGCGTTGATTGCGTCCGTCATCGACGTAAGGATTCCGCATCTGGCGGCATACTCCGACGTCCTTTACGTAATCAAACTGCGAAAGAAATTCGTCTGATAGCGCCGTGTGTGCGATGCAGATAACGTTCAATTTGCGTCCTCCTTTTCCGGAACAATATACGGACACGGTGCGGAGTAGTCCGGACGGGCAACGGATACCTCCGTCACCTCAACCGCAGTAAAGCGGCCGACCTCGAGTTTACTGTCGCGGTAACTCCAATAGCGTCCAATTTTGCGCGCCTCTTCCTCCGCACGTTCGCGCGTCTTATACGTTCGGATTGCGCTGTCCTTGCGGTACAGATTGCCGTCGATAAGGATTACGTAGATATCACGCATTATTCGCTAACCTCCGTTATACTTACGCCAGTGCTACCGAAGCCGCCAGCTCCGCGCTCCGTCTCGCTCAATTCCGCTACCTCAACGAACGTTACCGGTTCATAGCGCTGGATTACGCCTTGTGCGATACGATCGCCTTTGCGAATGATGTACGTCCCCTCGCGATTGGATGAAATGTTCCAGTACGGAGGGTGGCGCAGAAAAACCTTACGACGCGGCCTCGAAACGTTATCGAACAGCATCGCTACTTCCCCGCGATAATCCGCATCGATAACGCCGATACCGTTCGATTGCCGCAGCTTCGTCCTCAACGCGATTCCCGACCGCATCATAACGTACATGACGTATCCCGGCGGTAACTCAAACGACAAGCCCAGCGGAACCTTTACGCTGGTAGCGCCCGGCTCGATAATGACGTCCTCTACCGCTACTAAATCGAAGCCTGCGGATAGTTGCGTTGCATACTTCGGAATCACAGCGTCTGGACTCAGGCGCCTGATTTTAACCTTCAACTACTCCGCCTCCCTTTTATCTGCAATCTCAACGCATATCAACGCCAGCAGACCGTTCGTGTACGCTTCAGCAGCGCTTCCTCCGGCGATCACCGTAATAAAAGCCGCCAATAGTCCGAGGGATGACTTTGCAAATACCTTGCGCAACTACTCCGCCTCCTTTGCGTAGTCAACGTCATAAACTACGTCAGTATCGTCGATTACTGCTACGTCCCGGATATAGTTCCAACCGCTACCAGAGAACGTATCGACGATTAGTCCGTTATCCGCATCAAGGTAGTCGACCGGACGCATTTCTGTTACCGTTCCGATTACGCCAAAATCATTGTCATCGCCAACTCCGCGAACCTTCGCACCAACACGCGGCTCCTCCGGTTTCGGCGCTTGCGTGTACGCAATAGGAACCACTAACCCCAGCGCGCGCCGTAACGCAATCGCCCGACCAATATCCGTATGGAAAACGTCATCTGGCGCGCAGCGAGCGATACCTTTCGCATCAGGCTTGCTTCTGTAACGTGCGAATGTGCGGCTCAAGCCGTTGATCTCGTACACCAACGCGACAACCGTGCGCTTTTCGCGGTTAACGACGAAATCTACGTCATACCAGCGCGCGCGGAAATGCTTGCTACCGCTGAGCATATCGTCGTCACTCCGCCCGATTCGCAGCAACTCCGCAACATCAGCGCTAGCCTGCGCAAGCACATCCGCCCGTGTTAAGGGCTTTGCTGCCGCAATAGTTTCCGCAGGCTTAACGATAGGCTCCGTAACTGGACCGCCAGCCTGCTGGTCAACAGCGTCAAGGTACGCACGAACAGCGGCGGAGTTATCGCGCAGGAATTGCGCAAATAGTTCCGGAAGCTGCGGAACAGATGCGGCAGGCTGCGGAGTAGCTTCCGGAACAGGTTCGAGAACTACGTACTCGCGCAGGAATACGCACGCGGCATCGCCCGCCACGTCTACCCGAACGTCTCCTGCGCCCCAATCAGCCATAACCATAAACTCGTCGCCGTTTTCGTAACGGTGCTCGTTATCAATTCGATTAACAATCTTAATCCGCTCACCTACGCAAGCCTTACGCTTCACTTCGTTATACTTCGCCATGTTCCGCTTCCTCCTCGATTTGTATTTACGCCAGTAGCGCCATTACTACGATTAATCCGACGATACATACGCCGATGGCTGCGCAATCCTCCGCTAACTGTTCCGCTGGCTTCTCCGGCCGGATGCGGTATCCGGTTGCTGTGCGGTCGATGCGAAGGGCTTGCGGAGGTGCTTCGTTAGGCTGCGTCATAGCTGCGCTAACCTCCTTGGTATGCGCACCAACATTCCGCGCACATATCGTTATCCTCCGCGTAAGTACCGCGCTCAACCATAACCTTGAGGCCGCACTCTTCGCACTCGTAAGTCCGGTAATCGTCGTTGTTAACGCGATCCTCCTCCGTTACCAACTCGAACCAGGTTGCGTATGAATCTCCGTCCTCGTCCGGCCGCTTCGTGAACGCTTGAATATCGCCCATGTCATCCGTTAGCGCATAATATGCAAGGCTTTCGCGGGCCTCGTATACACCGCCCAGCGTAAAGCAATCGTCGTCTGCGAGTATGCAGCGCAGTTTAACCGTCTCCATATCCGTCACCCCTTCGCTTATTTACGTCACCACGTTAAGGCATCGGCATGTTGCGCCAGCTTACCGCGGAAATTTACGGTTAATTCGCATACGTTGGCGTACGGCTCATTGCGAAAATGTTCAAGATACGGAATGAATCCGGATTTCTTCGGATCGGGGAGGTCGCATTGTTCCGAGTGGCCTTCGACAATTACGCGGCAATCGTCATGCAAGCGTGTAAGAACCTTCTTCAGCTCGCCGCGTGTGAAGTTCTGCGCCTCCGAAATGATTACCGTTTTCCCCTTTACGTTAGTCCCACGGACATATACGTGAGACTTCGGATACACCCATACGTCTCCGCGTTTCTGAGCCTCTACGTTTTCCTTATCGTATATCACCTTGCGCGGATCTTCGCCAATCTCGTACAGCGCGTCTTCCAGCGGAGTGAAATATACGGATTCCTTCGCCTTCAGATCGCCGGGCAGGAAGCCCATACGCTTCTCTTCTACCGGGGATATTACGTAGACCAGCGGCTTACCAATCATGCGAGCAACCGCGACAGCCAGCGTAGTCTTGCCGGTCCCAGCCTTAGCGTTAACGAACGTAATCTGATTATCGAAAATGGAATCGACGTAGATGCGTTGTTCCTCCGTCATTCTTGCAGCAAATCCGAAGAACATCGAATCTTTCGGTAGCGGCATGTGTCCGTCTCCTTTACGTTAATCTGCGCTTGGCTTGCGTTCTTGAATAACGTAGATTTCTCCGCGGTGGCTTACGATATCCCAGCGTGTAGCGTCGATGATTGCGCCAGGCTTCAGCGTGATTTCGTAGCGCGTTGGTTCGTATTCTCCGGTCTCGTGCGTATAACCGAAGACCAACAGGATTGCACCAAAAACGACAGCCAGAAATAATCCGAAGACTACAGCAGGCCCCTCCAACTCTATCGCCGCCAGGACAAATATAACTACACCTGCGACGAATAGGAACAAAGCAATGAAACCCCATCCGGTAACCTCCGTAATTGGCGCGCCAGCAATCTCGTTCAATACGTTAAATCCGCCCACTCTTGCTCCCCCTTCCGCCTATCCTTATACAGTAATATTACCTACGGCCCTCTTGTTTCGCGCACATTCCGCTTCCCTTACGAAAATATTTTTAAAGAAAGCGGAAGACTCCGATACCACCCGGAACCCTCCGCTAAAGCCATACGCATCTTCTACCTCCGTATCTTTGCTGAATCAGTCCACGTTGCAAATGCGTTCGATATGCGCGCTAATTGCCGCTCATCTGTCTCGTAGATGACGTCTAGTATCCGGTATAGCAGCGGACTCATGCGCATGGGTTTGACGGTTAAAATGCGCGGTATTGGAGCGCTGCTCACCGGATGGGACATACTCCTCCCTCGCATCCATCAGCGCCGTCTAAATCGCTGCCTACGCCGCTCTCGTAACGTTGCAGAATCGCAGGGTCAAACGGAGCCATATCAGCAGCCATCCGCTCGTACTCCGCCTGAGAGATCGCCTCATACGGTGCGAGCTGGTAGGTTCCGCCACCCAACGCGAGGAAGGATACCGCTGTAAATTCGTCCCACTTTTCGTATACAATACGCTCGACTTCCGCCCATTCCTGCGGCCGGACCGTAATCGTATTCGACGAATTATGCTCCGTATAATACCGCTGGAATCGGAAATACGTATCGAGTTGACGCGCTGCGGATACGTCATCCTTCGTTTCAGTTGCGCCAGATGCGATCGGGAAGTCGATGACGTACGTCCGGGCGTTAGCCATGCGCTCGTCGTGCGTATTGCCCGGCGTTCCCACTTCGGGATTAACCGTCCATCCGAGATCGATAACCGCGCGGGCCAGCGGATCAGCGGCGTTGATACGGATACGGCGGATATAATACGGTGAGTGCGACCAGTGAAGACCGCTAGAAACTCCGCCAGCAACTTGCGATATCGTACCCTCCGGCTTAACCGTTGTGACGAGTAATGGCGATGACACGCGGAGTTGTTTGGCGTAGGCGTCCGCTTCCGTCCGCGCAGCGACGCCGAGTTCGTAGAGTAGCGCCTGTTCTTGCGTCTCAACGTAGTTCAACCGTGCGAGAGCGTCCTTTACGCCGGTTAGCGACGTACCGAGGAGGCGATCGCGCTGCTGAACATCGTTCCAATGCGGAATCTCCAACATTGCGAGCGTCATACGCATACCGCAGCGCGCGGATAAGCGTTGGGCTTCCGTTATGCCTTCGCGATCGAGCGTACTATCAGCGTTAACAAATGCGGTCATATTAACGGTGGTCAAATTGCAGACTCCGTACGAGTCCAGCAGGATCTCGGCGCATGGGTTTAAACCTTCCGCGTTCGGACGCCGTCTGCGCGCCTCTTCGAGATTGACGAATCCCGGTTCGCCTTCCGCCTGCATCATCGTGAATATCAGGTTCAGAAATTCGCGCGATGGCTGCGATTCAAATGCGATCGAGTTGTTCGACATACGGCGGTGATGCAGCGGACGGGCATCCGGATTAAACAGCGGAAGTGTTTCGAGAAATTGCGCCTGTTCCGCAAGGCCTAGCGCTCGCGTTTTCGCGATAACGGCGGCGTGTTTATCTGCGTCCCATATACCGTTAAGTCCGTACTTGGCGAAGATACACTCGTAATCGTCCGCGTCGAATAGCGCAATTTCCGCTGTCCGACGCACGCCTCCGACAACTACGTTAGCTCCGATAAGGTTTGCGATATCGAGAATGTGTATCGGGCGCACACGTTGGTACCCGGTAGGGTTTCCGCAGTCATCCGTTTCGTCGTCATGATAGCACGTAAGAACGTCTCCTAACGGAGCGAGTCCGGGTTCAATCCGGTTCTTCAATACGCGGTCGATTCCGTCGAACATTTCGCGGAGAGGAACGTGGCCCGATGCCGTGCCCCCGAAAGTGTTCAAGCGCTCACCGTTGGGGCGTACGGAGTTATACGAAATCTTAACGGTATGAATATGCTCATACGCTGGCTGCGTAAGGATGTCGAGGTATTGGCGTAGTGACTCGACCCAGCCCTCTTTGCTATCGCCTACGTAAATCTTCGCGTACCCGTTTGCCATATCCCGAAGTTGTGTCCGCTCATACCGCGCGGCCTTCGGAACCGGTTCGTATTCCGAATGGAGCAACGTTGTGTTCGTCCGGATAGGCGCGAGTTCGGCCGCAAATTTCTTCGTAATCTTGAATCCGACGCCGGTACCAACGAGCAACAGATAGAACAAATCACCAAGGTCCGCCCACGATCGGATGTTGATAAAGCTGCAATTGAAGTTAGCCAGCGGATACTTCTCGGCAACTCCGCCCTCCGCTCCGCCGACCCACAGTGTCCGTCCGCTTAAGAATTGGCGCAAATGGAACATATTGTCGAATAGCAACTCCGCCTCCTTACGGTGCCACTCGTAATCAACCGGATAGCCGATATTCTCCGTATGCTTAACGCCAAGCTGGACGTTATATTCCGCTGCCCGGCGGACGGTCTCTTTCCACGTTTCACGCCGCCCTTTATCCGCCAGAAACCGCGAATATGTCCGCATGTACACGAATTGGCCGAGCGCATTCATTTCCGCCGGAAACTCCGGATATTTCGCGATAAACTCTTCTGTTAGCAACTGCGTCAAAATTACGCATCTCCCTCGCTGTGGTTTCGTTCGTACTCCAATAATACCGCTACCTTCCGCTTCCTCTCCGCCAGGACTGCGCACAATCGCGTTTCGAGCGAATCAATCTCCCGGTCAATCTGCGCAATGTCCCAGCGGATCATTTCAATAACGCGCTGTTCTAACGCTGTCATGGCGCATTATCTTCTGCCAACGCCCTAGCGTCAAAGCAGCGTTGATTTATTGTGCCGAGTAACGTACGCGCCTGCGCCCACATTTCGCGAGTATCCGGGTCTTCGATGCGCTCAACACCAACGGTCCACTCGATGGCGTATCCGATTCCGTCGTTTTCGATAATGTCCGCCAGTTCTGCGTTACTGAACGTTTTCATCCGCAATCCCTCCGCTAAATATCGATTTTCCCCTCGCGTATTAGCCACGCAAGCACGACCGCGGCCGCATCGCTGTCATCGTTACCCTTCGCCCATACGTAATCGTCCGGTAATCGGAGTATTTTGCGGACGGCATCCGCAACTTCCGCCTTCTCCGCTTTACCGTTTCCAGTTATAATCCGCTTAACCGTCGCCCCGTTAATCTCCGCGTCCACACGCAAGCCGTACGCATTTAGCGCTCGATCAGCCGCAGCCCATGCGGAGAATATCGTCTGCGTAGCGCGCTTATTGCGGCCGGACAGGAAATCTTCGCGGATAATAGCGTCAAAGAGTCGGAATCTGAACGCGTTAGTCGATATGAACGCGGCTACCGCCTCACTCCGAACGGCATCGGAATCGTCCGAAGTGGTTGCGATGGAGCCTGCGTAGATTAGCGTTGGAATCCGGTTGGTGACGTCGATGACCGCGAGTCCCGGCGATAAACTGAGATCGAGGCCAAGAAACCGTTCAGTCTGCGGCTTGCTCCGCTGTGACTTCGTCAGATTGCGCACCTTCTTCCGCAAGCATATCCGGAATGTCCTGCGCTTGTTTGCGGAAAAACGCGTCTGTTTCGCTGTCTTCCGGCGTTTCTGCTTCAATCAGCGCAAGCAGCCGCGTAGCCGATTCGCGAAGTTTCTGGCGCAGCAGTACGAGACATTCCTCGCGGTATACCGTTCCGTCCCCGGCTGCGTCTACGTAATCGTCAATCCTCTGTAACATCTCCGCGCCAATTTCCGCCTCCATCGTATCGACTTCGCTCTGCTTAAGCCCCTCTACAATCTCCGCAAATGCCGCGAATACCACCATTTCCTTCGCAATTTCTGCGTTCATTCTGCGTCACCCTCCCTGCTAAGATAATTCCGCAAATTACGATGATCCGCTTTCCCTGCGAACTGTGACGCAGCCATTTGCGCTTCCACACGCTCCAGCATAGCGCGGTTATCTTCCGTCAGCCTTTCGCGACAATGCGCTCCGTACGCGCAGAATCCGCAGGAACCCGTCATATCAACGGTAACGTCCGGAATCTTGCCTGTACGCTTCGATTCGTACACAAGCGCAGCCTGGCGCGCTAGGTCGGACAGCAGCGCATTCCGCATATCCTCCGTTACCTCGACGTAGAAAGCGCGAATGTCCGGCCGGGGTGCGCCGTTCTCCCACGTCTTCTGCCCCTTCGTAACCGATGCGTTGTCCGTATCGTCGAACCACGCGGGCTTCTGCGTCGATTCGTACGCTATGATTACGCCGTCCAATCCGAAGACTAGTGATTCAGCGGTTACCTGGCGCTTATGATCGTCCTGTGCGCCTTTGTAATCGAGTTTACCGTTCATAGCGCGGAGTCCGGACGCCTTTGTCTTGTATTCAAACAGGATGCGCTTGCCTCCGCTGCTGTTCTCGTAATCGAGGATTCCGTCCGGCTTAGCGGTAATGGCGAACGTAACCAACTCGCCTGTTTCCGGATGCGGATGCGTAAACACTCGCCGGGTTTGCGCAGACTCCTCGAAATACCACTCCGTAACTGTCCGCTTATTCTCCGGGTCATCGTCGATAACTACCGGATGCTCCGCCATACGAAACTTCGCGGCCTTACCGAGTCGCTTCGGCATGTGTACGATGTCGAGCTGAAGGTAATCGACGATAGCCGTACCACTCCGCCGCTGTCGTCCGCGGAACGCTAAGTCATCCGATTTCTCAACCCTGACATTAGCGTTTTTAAACGCAAGCTGGCGGTCACAGAGATTTGTACCGGACGCGCCGAACGTAATCAATCCGTCATCCGGGTACGGGATATAGCGCAAATAGCGGAGTTTCTGTTCGTAATATCTGCGGCTGATAGCGTCGTCGTAAAAGGATGACGCTGGGGAAGTGTAATATGCGTCAAGTTGCGTTAGGAATTCGCGTACTAGCGTATCACCACGCTTCTTACCGAGCGATTGCGCAGCTGACTCCGTTGCAGCTTCGGCTCCAATTCGCGTAAATAACTTCGCCAATTAATCGGCCTCCTTTATAGCGTCGAGCGCTGATTCGAGCGCGCTAACAACCGTATCCCCGCAATTGTGCAACCAGTCTCCTGCTTCCGAAAACCCCATATCACCGTTATCAATCCGGCTAATCACACTGTCTAGACGCTCTATCGCTCGTTTAACCTCCGCGATTACTTTCGCCTTATCCGCGCTCATACTTGCGCCTCCTCTTCGTTTTCCTTCGCAATAACCCGCCAGCCGTACGCGCTGCCCTTCTTCGTCTCCTCGAGCGCAACGTTAGCAATTTTCGTTCCGTCGAGGTATCGGAATATATCCGACATGTATACGGAATAGCGTTTGCCCTCCGCGTCCTGTAGCGTTAGCCCGGCGCTGCTTCGCGAACTAAACCAGTCAACTACGGTCAACTCCGCGAAGTCTATGCGCTTCTTTTCGCGCTGTGCGGAAACTCCCCGGGTGTCACATTCGCCACAGTAGCGATAGTACTTCGTATGCAGATCGCGTCCGCATTTCGGACAAAGGATAACGTTAATTTTCGCCACGTTTACGCCTCCTCTCGCTTCGTAACCACTCGTCAAATCCGCCGTTATCGACGATTACGGGTCTAGCGCTTGTTCCGCTCTCCTCTTCCGCAATCATCCGCTCAATCGTCCGCCCTGGTACGTAGCCCCACCGCTGGACCATTCCCGTTGAGAACGCGAACGCATCTGGCCGCAGGCCCTGGCGGTGACATAGCGTAACATACTCGCGTACATCCCTACGCAGGGCCTCGTAGTCATGCAGTGGGCCATCGTAGGGCTTCGTCTGAAAACGTTCCATACCGCTTCACCTCCGCATATATGTTACGAAATGATTCCGCTGGATTGCGCAAGTTCCTCGTCTTCGTCAAACCACGCGTCAATATCGACTTTCTTAAGCCAGCGCTCCGGGTTAATTTCGACGTCACAACGCACAGGACAGCGCAGCAGAAACGCGTTCTCCATCGTGTGTTGAATGTGTTCCAGCGCTTCCTTCGAGATGTCGCGCGGGCAGTCGAACACCAGCTCGTCATGTACCTGAAGGAGGATATACGAATCGTACAGCGGAAGAACCGGCTCCAAGTCGACAATGGCGCGCTTCAGAATCGTTCCGGCTCCGGCTTGAATCGGAAAATTACCGGCCATACGTTGAGCGCTGAATACACGCCACTTCTCCTTCGCTTTTATGTCCTCATGGAGTCTGCGCTTTCTTCCGGCAAAGTCCGTTACGTACCCGTCCTTCATTACCTTCGCGTGTTGATCGTCCATGTACCGCTTGATTCCCGGATAACCGCGGAAATAGTTGTCGATAATTTCCTGCGCTTCTTGCTTCGTAATTTCCAGCGTATCGGCGAGTTTACCAGCGCCCATTCCGTACACGATTCCGAAGTTAACGATTTTCGCCTGCTTACGGAGTTTCTGACATTCGTGACCCTCCGTGTCCTTCCAGCGCTCGATATCGTCATACGTGTATTTTCCGCGGGAAATTAACGCTGCCGTAGTCGAGTGGATATCGCGACCCTCTCGGAAGGCTTCGATAAGCACCGTCTCATTCGCCATATGCGCCAATACGCGTAACTCAATCTGCGAATAGTCGATCGATACAAGAATGCGGTCGTCTCCGGCGGATAGGAACAGATGGCGGATTTCCGGTCGTTTGGCTGGAATCTGCTGTGTATTTGGGTTATTACAAGTAAACCGTCCCGTCGCAGCTCCCCACGTGTTATGCCACGGATGAATTCGGCCATCGCTCTTTACGTTGTTCGGAAGTTTGGACGTGAACGCCTGACGCAGTTTATCGATTCCGCGGTATTCGAGTAACAACGGAATAACCGGATGCTCACGCTTGATACGCTTCAGGCTGCGAACTCCTGTCGAACCGTTATCGTTATCCGGTAAGCGCAGGTCTTCGTAAAGCTTGCGTTTCAATTGCGCCGGAGAGTTAAGGTTAATCTCCTCGCCCATGTGAACGAATATCTGCCGCCGTAATTCCGCCTCTTCCTCCGCAAACTTAGCGTCAAGCTCCCACGACTTGGCGGAGTCAAACCGGATACCGCGCAGGTCAGCGCGTATGAACGTTCGAGCAACCGGCATCTCTACGTTGAACACCAGCGCGCCAATTTCGTGAAGATCCGGCCGCTTATCGTACCAATCGCAAATCCAGCGGTACAGCTTCAGCGTCTTCTCCGTATCACCAGCGGCGTATGCGAGCGCAACGTCTAGCGGAATCTTGCTGAACGGAGTCTTACCGAAGAGTTGGTCGAAGTTATCGCCAGGCAATCGCAGCCAGTCCGTACACAGATCCTTCAGCCGGTGACTGCGGTTCTCGTCTAACGACATCGCCATAATCCGCGTATCTGCCCGGAGCGTATCGATAAGGTTCACGCCGTACTTTACCGCGAACCATTTGCAGTCAAATGGCGCGTTATGCATGACGTTAGGCTTCGTTTCCAGCAACGGTTTCAAGCGCTCGAACACGCGTTGTTCGGATAACTCCGTCTTTTCTTCGTGGTTCAGCGGAATATAAAACGAATAGTCACGCGTGGAAACGCTAAATCCCGCCATGTTTCCGGACCACGGATCAAGTGCGCCGTCGTTCTCACCGAACGTTTCGCAGTCAATCGCGATAATAGATGCCGCTGAGACCGCGTTAAACGCCGTTTCTAGCGTTTGTTCGTCGCGAACTAATACGTAGTGTGACGGAGTATCCGCGACAAGTCTACGCAGCGTTTCCGCCTTTCTGCTTTCGTGTAAGTCCGCGTACATCCGCAACGCTTCCGCTTTACTAAACCGTTTGCCTGCGCAGATCGAGGATCTTCCGATTTCGCCGCGCTCCATAGCGCTTCTGACGGCTTCTAAGCGCTCGCGGTCGATATCCGTTATCTTCATCGCCAGGATTCGTTTCCACGCGTCCTCAGCCGATTCTGGGGCGGAAGCAGCCCGTTTCCGGACCGCATTCCGCAACACTTCGCCAGAATCCGCATTGACTGCGTCAACTTCCGCCAGTTTAGCGTTTGATGGGCGGAGAGTCTGACGGAGTTCCATGCGCAATCACCCCGTTCCTAGTTTGCGGTACTAGCGCTATTAATTGCGCTGTTGAACAGCGATTCTACCGGCGCAATCAAGCGCAACTCTTTTGGAGTACACCAGTTTCCGCAGACTACGCTTGCCGTGTTGAGGCGCACCCACCCGAGTTGATTCGGCTCTCCAACTACTCCGATGTCTCCCTTTGTGAGCGCATTATATCCGGCTGGTTCCGCAAACTCTGCGATATCCCCCGCCTTAAACTCGCCAACCTTACGGCCAAGTTTCGCCCATGCCGCTTCTTCCGGAGTAACTACGTCCAACTCCGCAGGCTTTCCGTTCCAATCGTTGCTGAACGAAGGCCAGCGAACCCTTACGAGGTCATCGGAGATAATCGTAGTTACTTCGCCAATTTCCGAGTTAGTTACGCCAGCCCTTCCGTAAGAGGTACGTGTTCCCTCCGGAACGTTGATACGGACCTTATCGCCAACCTTCAGCTTCAGTTTCGCAGCCTTTGCGTCTGCCTCTGCTTTCTTACGCTGGGCTTCCGCTACCTCTTCCGGAGTAGCGCGTACGACTTCGGATTCGCGCAGCCAGTTACCTACGCGGCCGGTCGCAACAACTTCGCCTCTATACGGACGTCCGTCGGGATCGTCCTCCGTGATTTTGACGACGTCTCCGATAGCGTAATTGTGATTGCTGGTTGCAGTGACTTTCGCATAATCTCCGACAGTAAGGCGTACGGCTTCCGGCTGCTTGGCGACAGGCTGCGTATCTTCTTGCGGAACAAGTACGACGTAATCCGATTTACTTGCGGAAGGTCCGACGTAGTATTTCTTTCCGTTAGCGAACGTAAGGTGCGCATCTTTCGCTACCCGTCCGGACTCGCCGTCGCAAGTTCCGATCATGCCGGTTGAGAACGCCCAGTAATCCGCAGCCGTTTCCGTAACCAATACGATATCTCCCGCCTTAGCATTCCGCTGCTCAATCGCGTATTCCTTTCCGCCGAGGATGACGGAAGTTACCGGAGTGAGTACGACATACTCGCGGTGAAGTACGCCCGACCGCGCTTCGTTGTCCGCAGAAATTCCGCCCTCTAGCGATTCTTTAACCGTAAGCACATCGCCTTTTCCGTAGCTAAGCGCAATTTGCGGATTTACGATCAAGATGCGTTCACCCGCCGCAGCCTTCCGAGTTTCCTTAACGTACACCTTACCGTCGTGAATGACGTACGGCTCCGGAAGTGTGTCCGGGAGAGTGTCCGCGGTAGTTGCGTTAGGCTGCGGAATAGGCTCGAGGACAACGTATTCGCGCAGGAATACGCACTCTTCCTCTCCGACATTGTCCGTGATATAAACGTCACCGTCCAAATCGACGCGCTCAACTACGAACTCGTCTCCGTTACCGTAATCGGAGTAAGATACACCACTGACGATACGAATCCGCTCTCCAACGTTAGCCCTCCGCTTAACCTCGAGATAAGTAGCGGTTCCTGCCGAAGTCGCACCCGGAGCCGCAACGGATACCTTCGCAAACACCTCGAACTCATCTCCGCAAATGTCGTAACTATCGCCTTCGTCGTCCGTAATCTGCGGATCACCAGCGCAATCGACGCTATCAACTACGTAGTATCCGCCATCCGTCAGGAAACTCACGTCGCTAGCAATCCGGATGATATCGCCAGCCTTAGCGCTCTCATCCGTCTTCACGTACTCCGCGCCATTATACGTAATCTTTTCCGCTACAACGCTAACACCCGTCAACTTCGCCATTTATTCGGTCTCCTCTCGGACCGACGCCGTCCTGCGCCTGCATCCGTTCCTTTGTCCGCTATTACTTCGCCAGTACTTCGTCACTCTACGGTGCCATCCGCCTGCACAACTCCGCAGATATCGTATACGCGCTCTCTTGCGAAGGCATTAGCGCAAGTATCCGAGTGAACGAGACTACCGCTGTCGTCTACGCGCCACACTTCGTCGCCTACGTAAATAGCTTCGCGACACCATGCGCAGGTATCAACCGCTACCGGCTCCGGAATGTCTTCGTCAAATCGCGCGAAGGTATCGAGCCTATCGGACATACGCTGCACCTCCGGTCCAATAGCGCAGTCTGCGGTAAACGTTGCGCATCGCCTCTACTACGTCAACTATCGTTTTCCGTACGCTCATTGCGCAGTCACCCCCGCCGACTCCGCGTATAAGTCGCGATTAAGCGCAATGGACAACTCAACCCATCGCTCACTTGCGCGGGCTTCTGACGCCCAATACTCGCCGCACATGCGATTTTCCAAAATCCACACGCGAGGGATCTCGCCATCTACCGCCCACACGCCGACTACATAGTCCGCCTCGGATCGGTCATATACGGCCCCATTCCCTTTTCGCGCGCAGATTACGAGGTCACCGCCGCGGTCGTCACGCTTGCGTACGCTTTTCACCTGTATCTTCGCGTATTCGCCGTTCAGCGGGTCTTTCGCCAGGATATCGTACGCTTCCGCCGTTTCCGCCTGATGGACGACCCATCCGTTCGCCATAAGCGCAACCCGCGCAACTGCCTCGGAATACGCTCCAACTACGGTACTTACATGCGCCATTTACTCGTCATCCCCTTCATCATCTTCCGCCTGCTCCTGCGCAATGAATCCGACAACCGGCGCTTTATCTCCGCTGCTTTCCGGAGCCTCGCCGACCGCCGCCTGAATATCGAGTGCGAACGTTTCCCCCGTTTGTTCGCGGAGGACTGCGATAAACTCCGCAATATCATACGCGATTCCGCCGAGTTGACCGGACTTCTTCGCATGAACTCCGACGGTTATCGAATGCTGCGGAGATGCAGGCGTTGTGTCGTCGGATTCTTGCGCTAACAACCCCGCCAGTTGCTCCGCGGACATTTCGAGTGTTTCGTGCTGTTCCGGCTTATTGCGGATAACCTTCGCCATTCCCACGCCTCCTTATCGTAATATTGCGCACAGTACCGCAATCGCCGCAGTCCATGACGCTATACAAAACGCCAGGACTGCGAGACATGCGTAACCTCTTGCGGAGAACCGACGTGTGAACATTAGAAGTTCAGCTTCGGTTCTGCGGATGGAGCGTCGGCATCAGACGGAGTATTGGCGGCAGGCTGCGCGGTGGATTGCGTAGAAGGCTGCGCACCAATCGACAGTCCCAAGCGTGCGATATCGAATCCGGCGATAACGAGGTTCTTTATTTGTTCCTCCTCATCCGCTACGTACAGGCACGTTTCAAACGAGTCCATATCGAACGGAGCCTCGCCAATCTTAGCGAAGTTAGCCCGCTCATCCTCCGTCAAATCGCGCTCCATTTTTACAATGGCGGATAACGATACAACTGCATTAGTACCGGAACCCTTCTTCGTCAACTTGAACGCAATAGCGTCGAGGTCATCCACGTTATCCTCAATCGTAGACTTGACCGTCTGCTCCTGTCTAGGGCTGAGGTCAACTACGATGTCCTTCCCGGATGTAAGGTCGAAGAATGCGCGGAGATAGCGTTTCTTACCTCTGTATAAGTACGCTTCGCTCGTTATCGCCTTTACGTCGTCTTCACCTGCTCCGGAATCCTTGGCCGCATCAGCGTCCTTGTAAAGCAGGTCCGCCGCCTTATCCCACACAGACGGGTTCTTTTGCACGTAGCCCTTAGCATTACGCTCCGGCGGATTCTTGGGAACAAACGTGTTAACCTTTCCGTACATGCCGTACCCGTAATACTCTGCTACGTCGTTAATCGACTTTACGCCGACTTTATACGTAGAGCCTGACTTAAACGATACAATCGGACTTTCCTTTGCGCCTCCTTCATCGTTATTTGCTGCCGCTGCCGCCGCGCCAACCTTCGTAAACATTGTCATTCGCATACCGCTTCCCTTCGCTTAAATTTCGAGCCTCTTACCCGCCCGCGAACGCACACATCCGGTCAGCTGCGTCTCAAATTACGTAACTATCGGACATGTGCGTTAGCCAGCGGGCAACTGGCGTTTACCCGCAAAAATGCGCTATCTGCGTTACAAATACGCAGCTAAACTCTTTACCACGCCGTTCTTTGTGCGCCGAGCATCCGCCAACTCAGCGTCCAATTTCGCCACAGAGGCGTTAATCCCGGCGATAATCTCCGTATTGCGCTTGATAACCGCTTTGCTCGGCGTCAACTCCATCCGCAAAGTGCATTGCGCCAGTTCTACGGACAATTTTGCTTTCTCAATACGGATACGACGCTCCTCGGCGCGCTCCTTACGATTAGCGGCGGCAATCTTCCGTTGAATGAGCGCAGTCATTTCGGACTTAATAGCGCCATTAAGCCGCGGCTCGAATACGGTGATTACCTTTTCCTCGTTCGGATCGAGTACGAGAGCAACGCCATCCCCAGCGAACAGCCTGCGTGACTCTCCGTTATCTCCGACAATATCGCAAATGTACCGGGACTTGGCATACGTATTACGCAGCCATTGCGTAGTTAACTCCGGAGGAATGCGGAACCTGGCGGTTGCTCTCTCAGCGGCATGATTCGTAACCTTCAGTGCACTCATGCAACGCGAACCCCCTTCGGAATGCTGCGTAGAGGGACGGAAATGACGTCCGCTAAATCTTCGTATTCTTCCGCGCAGCCTTCGTATAAATACGTTGGGGAAACGTTAACTGGAGTGCCGCGAAATTCCAACCGGGCAACAACGCTTGTATCTTTTGTTATTTTCATGACACACTTCTCCTTATATTTAGGTATATAGACCTATTTTTATTGAAATTTATCCCAAAACTCCTAATTTGCATTGACTTGAGTAGCGCGTCCCGTTATATTAGTTATGGCGGTAACGTTGCTGCGATTGAGAATTACTACCAGGCATAAAACGAGACGCTCATGATATAATGATATTGTTAAGCGAGATACTCGGAGATAGGTCCGTAACGATTGGCGTCGTAGCGTGCCACAATTTTACTCCAAGTCCGTTTAACCACCGTGTGGTGTACGCCAAGCGCTTTGGCGAGCGCGTTGTCGGTTTTATACATCGGGCGGTGTTCTGCAATACGCTTCACTTCTGCGCTTTGGTCGGCGAGGAGAATTGAGATCACTTGGCGGTGGTCTCTTTTCTTTTGTACAACCTCCTCGGGTAGCGGATTGGCGTCCGCAATTGTGTCAAGCAGTGTCATCCCGTCGTCATCGTCCGAGTAAATCGGATCGTCCGGCACCTCACACGTTAGCTTTTTCCGGTTCCGGTTCCGGTAACCTTTGGCGTTGGCGCGCCGAAGGTTATCCGCGAGGAATCCGACGAATCTTCCGATATCCGGATTATAACGGCAGAGGCTATCGCAAAGCGTATCATCAAACGATGCTAGTCGCGTTGCTTTATCGTCGAGATAACGTCCGCTGGCTTTGGCGAGCCAACCGTTGCGCATCGGCGCTAGCGCCTCGTAAATATCGCCGAATACCGCCTTGTCTCCGTTTTGATAGCGGACGACTAAACTATTCAGTTGTTTGGATTCTTCCAATATTATCCCTCCTGAAGGTAGTATTACCTGCCTGCACCTTGTTTCGCGCGTCTTTACAAAACTTTCTTGATTAAATATTTTCAAATTGGGTATAATTATGTTATAGTACAATTATCGTACGCGATCGCGTACTTTTCGGGAGGATTCGGCGTGATTAGTTATGCAATGTCCATTACATCATATCACATAATCCTCCTCGCAACGTTGCAATCGGACGCAATCTACGCAACAGCACCGCTCTCAACGCACCCACTCCGTAAGCCTGCGCATATTCATTCGGATCTTTCACGGATAACGGAACTACCGGTATTGTTGCGAAGCTTATCCGTATATCCTTACGTAGCGCCTCGTATATCTCGTTCCGCCACCGACGCCCCGCCCGGTCGTTGTCGCGGACGATTACGATTTCCTCTAGCGGACTTTGAACGATGAGTCTACGTTTATCCTCCGTAAACGTAGCGCCACCAGTCGCAATAGCCGCCATCCCTGCGCTCATCAGTGTCATAGCGTCAATCTCCGCTTCGACTATACACGCACGTGTTACATTCCTCCGATAGACAATGTCGATTCCGTATAACATCTCGCGGATAGGACGTCCGCCCTTCGTATACCAGAACGTTTTCTCCGCTACCTTCCGAAACTTAACGTTCCCGAGCGTCCCGTCCGCGTTAAACCACGGAATCACCACGGCCTTGCGCTCTGCATCGTATCCAACCCGCATCATCCGCTGCACGTCCGCCGATACGCATCTTCCGGTTAAGTACGGACACGCCTCCGCCCGCTTATAACGTTCGAGCGTTGAAAGCGCTATCGGTCGGTACTCTTGCGCCAAGTTCGGCAGTTTCTTTGTGCGAAGTGGCAGCGCATCATCCTCCGGCTGCTCTCCGTATTTTAGCGCTAGGTATTCCGCAGCCTCAGCGTAGGTTTCGTTACGCAAAAACGCCAGCAGCTTCGTAAAATTGCCGCTACGCCACTCCGGATCATCCGCGGCCGAGTCGGACCAGCATCCGAAATATTCCGAGGATTCATCGGTATCAACGAAGAATGACGGATTCTTATCGTAGCGGAACGGTGATGACGCTTGGAACCGGCGTGGGTTCGTCCAGTTGTCGCGCGTCCAACCGTAATCTTCGAGTTCAGCGCGGACATCAACCGGATAATCAACGTTATGAATGCGGATTGTTCCGGACATTGCGTTACCTCCTCTGCGCTAGAATCCGAGGTCACTCCGGAAATGATCCGCTGACTCCTGCGTAACCAACTCGCGTACGACGCCGTAATTCGGTAGATATACGAGTTCCACGCGCGTATCCTCGCCGCCATTCCGCCCTTTACCGAGTTCGATAACGCCGCGACCCTCGTTATTCAGCGTATCGAGTCCGAATATGTTCGCTGCGTCTTCGAGTATCGCCTTCGATTTCTTCAACTCCGCGCGCTTAGGTGGCCGCAATTCCCGCGTTCCATCCTCCGCCTTCTCGTTCGCATCCTCTTCCGCCTGGGTTACGACATGGATAACGGTTTTAGTCCGCCCGGCTAACCGTTTAAGTTTAACGGAGGTTGCCGCAACGTCTCCGCCAGCTACGCGAGACGTATTCGCTTCGTAGTCCATTAGATAAATCGGATCGATTACGACAACGTCCGCTTTTGTTTCGGTAATGTCCGCCTCAAGATGCGCTACTCCGCGTGTTCCGAAACCTTCGGAATCTGCCGCCCGCAGAATAATCTTTCCCGGAATCTTATCGTTAAGCGTCCGCAGAAACTCCGCAAAGCTCTCCTCGAAGTCCTCCGGAAGCTTACCCATAAGCAGCGCCTTATTTTCGTAGCCGGTTTCGATCTCACCGCCAGCGTATTCGGATCTGAACGTTCCCAACCGCGCACTTATGGACGAATACGCCCGCGCCATCCACTCGTACTCCGACATTTCCAGCGCCCATACGAGTACGGTTGCGCCTTGGAACGCTGGTTCAATCGCGCCGTCCTCCATTACGAGGACGGATTTACCGCGGCCGGATCGCGCATACCAGGCGTACGTATTTCCGCTGAAGTATCCGCCAATCTCACGATTAATCGACGGAAACTTGCTGCGCCAGATGCGGAACGATTTTCCGTCCTTACGCGCTTGAAACTCTGACAAGAATTTGTCCCCAGCTAGCGCCAAGTTTACGCCGATGTCCGTATGCGGCTTCGTCTTCGCGTGAATACGCTCGAGTCCGGAAGCTACTCCGGACAATAGCGCCTGGCTGTCCGCAGCCTCTTCGTACAGCTTCGGAATCTCGTGCTCATACAAATCGCGGAACATCCGCTTGCCTGCGTCATCCTTCAACTTCTTCGTCAAATATTCGTAACTATCCGTCACAGCCGGGACATAGGTGATTCGCGGATTGGCTACGGTAAAGATAGCGTAGGATGGCGCTTGGCCCCGGTTCTCGTCCGCATACGTCCGGATGAAATCGTAGGCTTTGCGCAGCTCCTCCGTCGGGAAGTGATCGCGGTCGATACCGAATCGGACGAAGGCTTGCGGGTCATTGGCGTCAACAATTTTCGATAATAGCGTTTCTGCTACGCTCAATCTCCGTCACCCCCCCCACCACTAAATACTTTGAGAACTCGCGAAAAATATGCAGCATGTTCTTTGCATAATTGAATCGAATCGTTTTTTAATCCTCTAAATTCAGCGTACAAAATAATGCAATCCGTCAATTCCCCACAATGGTCGCACTCCGCCCTTGTTGTCTCCGAAGTTACTTGCACGCCCCTCATCTCCTATCAAACCAACGTATGTCAAAACATCCTGCGGTTTCCGTTACACCATTTACATGCACGCGACGTTCTGGGAAACCTCTCAAGTATACAACGCCGTCATAATTACCTATACATGTTCGTTCAACCACATAATAGGTATCTATCTTAAGTCCTGACTGATATCCTGGGTATATACATTTTATTAAGTCTCCAGGAGATAGCTTTTCGGCTTCTCGCAGCATCAATTCAACGCATCCCCCTCCGCGATTGTCCGCTGAACTCGATCTCCGCCGTCATATCCCGTATCCGGTCCGCTAATCTAGCGTCAAAGACGCTTGATAACTCCGCCATCGGAACGTTACTCGTATATACCGTAGGTAGTCCGTTCGCCACGCGGTAATTGATAATTCCGTGTAAATCCGCTCGGAACGCTTCGGTTGCGGATCTTACGCCGATATCGTCAAGGACGGCGAAGGCTGACGTTTTTGCGCGCTCCTCCACCGCGTAATATTCGGCTGCGATCGGCTCTGCGGTTGCCTGCGGAACATTTGAACGGTTGAATCCGTTGTACAGCGTCTGCCAGGCGTTCACGTCGAGGAAGTACGCTGGCCGCTCAGCTGGCGTTAATCCTCTCCGCAGGCTTCCGACGTAATGGACGATGAGAAATTCCGCCAGTATTGCCGCTGCTGTCGTCGTCTTTCCCGTTCCAGGTTCTGCGGAGTATAGATATAGCGATTTGATACGCTGCCCCTCGCCACCTTCCGCAAACATCCGCGGAAATGTCGCAACGTATCGTTCGATTACGTTGTACGCGCGGTATAGTCTGGCGCAGCCCTCATTGTCTGGTCCGATTGCTTGCGCCTCCCGCGCCGGGCTTGTGGCTAGCGTAAGCATACGGTATTCGGCCGGAACATTCGCGCTACCCATGCGCCCGCCGACGCCTGAGATGCCGTGCATTCCGATGTATGAGGCGCACAACGGCGTACAATTAGCGGTGTTCGCTAACGTACATACTCCGGATAGTAAACACTTGCGACTGTGTTGCGTTGCTGACTCCGTCAATTAGCGTTCCCTCCTTTGCGCCATGTCGTCGTACTGCGAAGTTACGGGCAGGCTATCCTTACTAAAATAACCTTTTCCCACTCATAGCCGGAAACGATCTCCTTTGCCGTTTCTTCCGCTTCTTCATCCGTTATAGGCCCATCCAAATTGTCGTACACTTCTTCAATCAGACCTTCCTCGTCATCGGAACGGATATAAAGGCGCTCGCCCTTAGAAAAAACTTCATCCACCTGCGCTTCACCGAAGCATCCAACCCACGAACAATACCCTTCGTCAGCTACAATTTCAGAATCTACCATCGGCAATATTCTTAATTCAGGGTTTTCCGCGATCAGCCTGATAAGCTCCAAGACGTTTTCCTGTTGAATCTGCATTTCAGTTTTCATTTTTATCCATCCCTTCTATCGCACAGTTTGCGTCAACCTTGCGCAACGCCCCTCCGCTCCAGCATCCGCAGCCATATGCGCCTGACGCGGTCACTCTGCGCTAATGCCGCCAGGTCGCGAAGTAACTGCGCCGTGTTTCCGCTGTATTCCGATACATACCGCCTCATGTTAAGCCTCCTTTGCGGACAGCGAGTCATACAACGCCACTAACCTATCGGCTTGCTGACGCGTGTATCCGGCTAATGCGATCCACTCCGCATAACCTCCGATGTGATCAGCTGCACCCGTCCGCTTAATGTACGCCAATTGACGGCCGAGTGATATTGCGTGTGATAACGTGGTAAGTTTGCGTCTATTTGACGGAATGATTGCGTTTGTGTTACGATGTAAAGCGTCCATATTCGTATACCTCCGTTTATATTACGATGCTACTCCGGCCCAATCCGCGAGCAACGTTGATCCCCCGATCAAGATTTCCGGTCCTGGCGAGATAGTCAACGGTATTTATCTGCTCGAAACCGTTGTCGCGCGACATCTGCGCCGCCTTTTGGCGGATGTTTACGCGGTGTACCGTCATATACCGCTCCTCAAACTGCCGGATAGCGCTGCTGTACGGAATATCCTCGGCCCTAGCGTATACCGAGATTATCCGGCGCAACTCCTTCTCGTCGGCCGACTGTGTGCGACCAGATCCAGCGCGTGATTCCGACAACTTAGCCACCCTTAGCCCATTATCCGGCGCGATTATCCGAGCAGGTTCGGAATCGCCTTTCATACGTCCCAAGAACGTCTCCATGGCCGAAAGAATAGAATCGCGATTTCCGAACGAAGAGAACTCCTGAGCGTCGGATACAACATCCTTTACCACTCCGAACATCGAAAGGTCTCCCTTCCCATTCCTCCTTACGTGCTCGTTATATATGTCCATAACTTTTGTGTTAGTTGGGTTGAACCACGGATTAAGCGCATAAGATTCTCGTATGAAGTTCCCCAACCCACCGGAAACCCAAGCTTGATAAACTTCCTTTTGCTTTGTCTTATCAATCCCGGACTCGGCCAGAAATTTGTTAAGCTGGTGTCCTTGCGGTCTCGATGTAATGTACTGCACAAGTGCGAACGAGGAAACCATTACCTCCGAATCAGACATGCCGATACCGGCAATAAGCATTTGATAAAATTTGTTCTTAAGCTGCTGCTCGCTGATAGAATCGTTAAGCCTCGTCTCCCACGAAGGGCCAAGTAGGCGTTTTAAGGCCTCTGGTAACTTGGGTTGGTGGACTAATTTCTCATGAACAACTTCAATCATGCTGTCAAATGTCTGGAGATTAACTTCGTGAAGCTTTCCTTTCGTTATAGCGCTGCCGTGAAGCCTTACTGCTGGTGAACTACAAGATGCAGGTATAAACACTTGTTTGCGATCACCTAAGTTAACACCAGCCTTGGTAAATCCAAAAGCAGGGAAAGGAGATTCCCTAAGGATGTCTAGTCCTGTTGTTCTTAGTTGCGCAGGAAGCATGGGGTCTGTCTTTTTACCAGAAAGAACTTGAAATTTATCAAACAAACGATCCCCGTCTCTATTAGTTCTAATTGAAGTCACGGCCAAGCACCTCCAGAATTTTATAAATAGAATCTTGGTCTATTGTAAGAAGAACACGCAATCCAATTTCTGTTAATAGTTGTACTTGTTCAACGTACAACTCCTTGGCGCGCTCATCCTTTGCGCTGGAATATGCTCCGAACGACCCGCTGTACTTTCCGAGGAATGGGCGCAAGTTGCAGTGGATGTAGTATAGCAGCCGATTGTCAGCGCTCATATCGTTTTCGGTATACATCGGAGCCTCTGCGGCTGTCCGCGCCATATACTCGACCATTTCGTATACTTTCTGAATATGCGCGTCTTGCTCCGCCTTTTTAATCGCTGCTGCGTCTTCCGGTTCTATCTCGGAGTCCCACCAGACTGGTTCGCCACAATCTTCGGACTCATCCGCTTGCTCTTCCGGCTCAGGTTCGGACGGTTCCGTACTCACTCGTGCAGCTAGTACCGCCTTCTCTTCTGCGCGTTTTAGCGTATTTGCTGCGGTAATATGTGATGATACTCCGATTGCTTTCGCTATTTCCCGGAGAGTAGCGCCCTCCTCGCGCATACGGACTGCGGTTTGTTCGCGCTCGGTTAGCGTTTCAGCGGATGCTGCGGATGCTGGCCGGAGCTTTCCATCTGCGGATTCGATTTGGTCAACTGTTGATTTTCCACCAGTTGAACACGCCACATCGGCTTCTTTTAACCATTCCACTACCGTAGTGTGGTGCTTACCGAGCCAGTTACCTATGAGTCGGTAGCTTTTTCCTTGATCCCGCAACCTCTTCGCAACGGGTTTTAAGTCCTTCGGCGTTAAACTCCGGCTCAGCGTATTCCGCCAATACGCTTGCCCTTCTTTCTCTTCTTCCGTTAACCCGCGGATGACTTCAACGGGAATTTCCGTTAATCCGCAATCAATTGCCGCGCGGTAACGATGGTGTCCGTCAATGATGACGTAATCCTCATCCACAATAATCCGCTGTGCGATTCCGTTGTTACGGATACTCTCGCGGAACTGTTCATACGTTTCCTTGCTCATGCTGCCCCATACTTGATAGCGGCCGACCGTTACTTTATCGAGGCTGATTACGACTGTCTCCTCGTTCACCTCCGCTCACTCCTCTCGTTCTCATACGTTTATATTATCACGAACACCCGTTCTTGTCCCGGTCATCTTCCGGCCACACGCCGGTATCCTGAAACCGAACAACAGCGTCATAAGCCACTTGCGTCTCCTCCAGCTCCTTGCGCGTCTCTTCCGTAACCCGAGCGGAAGCATCATCGGACTCCTCTGACCAGAAGCGCAGGCGTTCGGCCAACGTATCTATGCGGATTCTTAACGCAAAGCGGATCGTCATAAGCGTTTCGTTGCGCAAGTGTAGCGCCTCCTTCCTTTGTTTATTTAGCGCCAGTTGCCGCGCTCACTCGGAAACACCGTCCAGTCTCCGAGAGAAGTTTCCGCAACTACATGCCAGATTGCGCCTGTTTTTGCTTCGAGTTTATCGCGCGCGTCAAACGCCTTATCAACATCGGTAAACTTCTTCGCGCTTACTTCTAACGTATCCGACCGCGTGAGGTGGAATCGAATCTTCCTCGCCACACTAGCGCCTCCTTTCGGAAGGGGAACGGAGTCCCCGTTTTAATATGGTTCGCGGATATATCCTTCGTAAATTAACACGACGTATCCGCCGGACCAGTTTACGAACTTTACACGCACAAAACCGTCCAGCACCTCAACAACTTCGCCTACTTCGCCGTGCATCGGGGTGTCCCCGTGAATTCTTACTCTTTCGCCCTTCATCAGGTTCTTTTTCATGATCGCGTTCCTCCTTCGCATTTCTGCGTCATCTTTTCGTTTCCTTTCCGCCACTCTTGCGCAAGGAAAACGAATAACCTCGCGCTAAAGTGTATCGCGCAGTTAGGGGAGCGCGATAACCGGTAGCACAGCGTAAGGGGTACGCTGATACTGCGGCTCTTTTGCGGAGGTTTTGGTGCGAAGTTGACGCGTAGGGGAGCGCCAGTTGTGCGGAGTATGTTTTGCGTAGTGGATACGCTGGGTGAGGCGAGTGTTGCGGAGTTTATCGTGTCTTGCGTTTGTTTTCGTGTTGCTTACATTTCCCATAATAATCCTGAACTAATGAGTTGTCAATAGTTTTTTCGAGAACTTAGCAATTGTTCATTTGCTCTCATGCTGGTAAAATTATCTTGAGGTGAATACATACGTGAAGAAGCTCCGGCCAAGCTATAAGCCATTGAAAGTTATGATGATTAATAAAGATATCAGCGCCTCCACGCTCCGGAGTGAAACCGGAATCGCCCCATCAACGTATACGAAGATTAACAAGGACGAATGGGTTGCGCTGGATGTAATCGCGAAGATATGCGCATTCCTTGACTGCCGGATTGAGAACGTAGTCGAATTCGTCGAAGAAAAATAACGGAGGTATCCGCAAATGATCGTATTCGGCGTAATCGTCGGTCTCGGCGCTTTTATCATCTTCGCAGTTGTCCGCCAGGCATCGCGCGACATCCGCTCGGAATCCGTAAGCTGCCCGGTCTGCGGTAAGCAATTCCGCTTAATGGGCGGTAGCAGCGTATGTCCGAAGTGTAAGTCGCGCCTCACTAAGACCGCAGACGGACGCTATATCACGCATTGATCCGCAACACCCTACGCTACAGCCACGCTTCCAACTCCGTCACACTCGGACCCTCACGCACGACCTCCGCTCTACGCTCCTCCCTCGCTCTCTCCGCAACCAACCGCGGAATAATCGTATTCACCCGGTAACTCAGCGCAAATCCCGCCGTCAGCACCGGATATTCCCGCGTAGGCTTATAGTCGCGGAAACACTCCTCGCAAGCCTGGCGCAGAATCTCCGGCCCGTATGCGTCCAACATCCGTTTAATCTGCGCTTGTTCAAAACGCCAATTCCGCAGCGGAACGTATTCGACTCCGTATAACTCCGCATTCTTCTCCGTAAAGTAAACGGTGAACGTCAACGTATTCCACTCGGATACCGGAAGCGTACGCCAGTCCTTTCGTTGCTCATTCGTAATCCGTTTAATCTGCGTTTCCTCTGCGTCAGATTTCGTAGTCTTGCGTTTCACCACCGCCATACGCCTCCTTAAACGCGCTGAAATTGTAATCGTACGGAATCTGTACGCCATTACGCAGGCACTCGCGCAGGAAATACGTATACGCACGCTGCTTACCGAGCTGGCGGAGTAGTTCCGATTGGAATGCGGACAAGTACGCTATTTCTGCGCGTAAATGATCCGCCAAGTCCTCCGCCTCAATTGCCCGCTGGATTGCGTGAGGCCAACCGGTACGGGCTTCCGCGATAAACTGCGCGTCAATAACGGAACTCGCGTATCCGATACTGTCCGTATAGCCGCTTCCTGGCGGGTCTTCTACGGTAATATCCGTATCGTGCATCACGAACCAATTACCCGGCGTAGCAACTTCGCAAATCCTCATATCCTCCGCTAGGTTGCGCTTGGTTGCCGTGGGCTGCTTATTTGCCATTATCGTAACCTCCCCGTTAAAATTCCGCAAAGTTCAAATTCCGCGATTTACCGTTTACGCCGCCACTGAACGCTCCGTAATATGCCGCAACGATATTCACGCATTTAACTGTGCAATAATTTACTTACGCTCCGCCAGCCTGCCGCTGTATTTCCGCACCTCCGTTATTCTCGCTCATGCTCGCTATCGCGCAGTTTCTCGCTACCTCCCGAATATTACGCTGACAATCTGCGCACGCATGTCGCCCGTAACAGGCGATCCGGCTGCGTTCTTATGCCCGCCACCACCGAACGTCTGCGCAAACTGTCCGCAGTCCATCCGGTCAATCCCACGCCAGCTAACGGATAGTGACGGATTAACCATCGCCACACAATCGATATCCGTCCGCTCCTCTACGATTCGGTTACCGAGTTCGCTGACGTACTGTTCCGCAAATACGACGCCAACCTTCCGTCCGGCGATTTCGCGTACGGATACTTCGCGGAGCTTGCGCTTCATGTACGCTTCCCGGCGTCCGGATTCGATATCGAGGAGCAGGCGCTCGGATTCCGTGAAATCGACGGATGGATTCGCCATAAACCGGTCGATAAAGCGGTCACGTCCGATGAGGTAGAAAAGATCGTTCAGCTCCTTCGCGTGGATATCACCGTAGGTTGTTTTCCACTCCCAGGTATCGTAGCGGCGAACCTTTTCCACGAACGGAGATAATTGCGGTCTCTCACAGATTCCAGCAAATCCGTAACAACAAACGAAACGGTAAAACGCGTAAGTCCCGCTGGACAACTCTTTGCTGAACGTGTTTATGTGTTCTTGAACAAACGCCCAACTATACTTCCGGTCAAGCCATTTTTCAGTCGCGTGGTGGTCGAATAGGCGCACGCACTCCTCTTCGGCGTCCAGCGCATCCAACCGCTCGGCCACCGCCTCGTTGACGGAGATGTCCGTTATAAACACGTCGCTATAATCCGCCACCTTACCGGAATCCAGGAATGATGAAATCCGCTCATTGACGTTGTTGTAATCGCAGTATTCTACGTCAACGTTTTCGCGGCCGAATGCGTAAAACGCTACGATTGCGCAGCCGATTCCGTCCAAATCCGTATGCGTAAACAGTTTAACCTTCGCCATTACAACGCCACCTCTTCGCTATTTTCTGGTATAAACGCCGCATCAACCATCGCAGCAATCCGGTCAATCTCCGCTTTAATCTGGCGTAGCATGTCCGCCAAGTCCTGCGGTCCGTCTGCGGAGCCGTTCGCAATCACAGAGCGGATGACTGCGCTGTTGATTGCGGCTGTTAATCCGCTAGGATTCACCGGATAATAACCGTCATCGCGCCAGGATTCGTATGGTTCCGTCTTAATCGTCGGGTCGGCCGCGTACCTTAACGCAAATCCTGGCGCAGACTTCGGGTCAACGATAACCCGGCGTTGGAGGACGAGATTGCGGATATTAGCGGAGTTTTCGGTATCCGTGGTCAGGCGGAAGTCTTGCGTTAAGGGAACAGTAAATTTCGTTGTGGATGCGGACATTATTCGGACACCTCCATAAGTTGCGGTAAATTTTCGTACCCTGCTTCAGATAACACGTTAATAGCGCAGTAGATACCGCGGGCGAAGCCTTCTGCGTGAGACTGTAGGTGCGCACCAAGGCACTCGTCTAAGCGCTGTCTCAATCGGTACTCCGCTAGCCTCTTCCGCTCGGCTGCGATTTCCTCCGGAGTGCGCTCGATTTCGTAACCAACCGATAGCGCCCGAAGTAGCGTTGCTGTCGGAATACTGCGCAAAGCTGGCGTATGCTCCTCATTATAGTTATCTCCGCCGTACAACCAGTCGAGCGTGGTTTGAACGTCATCCGCCGCCTTAACTGCCTCCGCAACCTCACGCGGAATCACCGGTAACTCAACTTCGATTTTCTTCGTCATAATAACGTCACCCTTTCGTAGTTTATTCGTATTCTTACGGACACAGTTTCGCGATGAGAGCCGCGAGGCATATCGCTTCAGCCGGACTGCTTGCGACTCCCTGCGCCGTAACCTCGAATGGATCTTCGCCACACTCCGGACACTCCTCCACGGAATATCCGAATGAGGCTACGAATTTATCCGGAAGCAAACGGAACAGAATAAACTCGCCGGGGATTCCGGAAGCAGCCGCCCAAGCTGCGTAAATATCCGTTGTGTAACTGTCCAATTCGATTCCGATGCCGCCATGTCCGATTTCGTACACAGATCCGCCTATTCTGCGCTCACGTCCGATCTTTTTTCCGAAAACAACCTCCGCTACCCATGCGTCACGTTCCCGCGGCTTCAGCGTACTCCACTTCGCTATTACGACTTCGCGTTTCATAACGACACCTCCCGGAACTTCTCGTTAAATTCCGCAACTTTTACGCCAATAACCCGGTTAACCTCCGCCTCTTTCTTACGCTGGGCTTCCGCTTTATCCATGTCGTAGCGCCTAATCTCCGCTTCCAGATCGCGCAGATACTTTAAAATCGGAAGTACCCACGTCCCCTTACGCAGCCATCCGTATGTCTCCGTCCATCCGCGATGCCCGCCGGTAACTCCGTAAACCTCGAAAAGCGAGTCGTCATCGCCGATGAGATAAATGAAGAACGTCTCTCCGCGGGCATGTTCCGCAACTACGAATAAAACGTTGTCTTTCCGGTAACACTCCGCGCCTCCTCCGTGTTTGGCGTACCCTAGCGCTGTCTTCGCCAGGCCACCGAGTCCTCGCGAATAAGCCCGCTTGATTAGCCAGTAGTATTTTGTTGCTCCTTCCATGCTCTTCCGCCTCCTTTGTTTAGCCGTGTCGGCCTCATACCGGAGTATTATCCGCAGGCATCCGGTTTCGCGCACGTCAGGGCCATGTTTTCGCAATTTGGCGGAACTATTTTACGCAGGAATCCGAAAAAGCACGATATGTCAGTACGTAGTCAGCCGGATTTAACTTGACGGTAACTCGCGCAGACGTCCGCAATATGCCAATAGTGCAAACGAAATCAATCGGAATCCCAGCGTTTAACTTGCTGGTAACTTGCGGACACGACAGCATATCCTCCGCAATCTATCCGCAGGGACGCAAAAAGTCCCACGTAGAGATTACGTAGGATTTGCGGAAAATGAGGCGCGTGGATATCGGACCCTTACGAATACCCTAGCGGATGGCTAGCGCAGCTAATTTCGTGGGATTTACGCGGTAAAACGTTGTGACGGCGGAATGGGATCGGGTGAGGCTGCGGATTTGAGGCGTAGGATGATTGCGGGGTGGTAGCGATGGGATAACGGATAGACTGCGCAGTATTAACGTTCACACATCCGTAATAATTAACGGATAATAACGCTTGATATTCCGGAGTAATTGCGCTATAATAAAATCTTTTAATTATTAAAGATCTTAAGATCTATAAATTTATAATATTTAATCACTACGTTCTAAATATTATAAATTACGGCCTCGAACGTAAAACCGTGTTCGATTCCGTGACGAATAAGCTTTATAAATAACGGATTTATAGCGGATTATTACGGCATATAACCCCTATGGGGAACGTTAGGGCTTTAAAACATAAAAGATAAAACCTAGTGGTCCGGCCCGCCGCCGCCGCCGTCTTCCCCCGTCCTTGTTCGTAATTTTTACGTATATCATACGCAACTCCGCCTCCTCTCCGCACGCCTGCGTATAGTCCCCCGGATGCTTCCGTTGTTTTAGCGTGAAATTTGCGGCGAATTAGCGATTGCAGATGCGCGAGGGTAGGAATATGCCTCCCGGATATTTGCGTGGCTAATTTAACGGTAATTTTACGTGAAAACAACGTGGGGTTGTTTGCGTAAGGCCGAGATAGTTGTCCGGGAGGATGGTTGAGTAAGCTACGCTCTAAGGCGGGTGATTGCGTCCGATATTATACCAATAGTGCAAATCGGGACCGATTACGTCCCGCTCACATATTCCGGAATCTTTTCGCACGCATCCGAAATAGCTCGCCTAAGTGCGTTATTATACGTAACTAGGCGTTCCCGCAATTGGTCCGCGGACAGCGTATCATAGTCGTCGTGTATAACGGACTGCTCCGCTCTATAAGATAGCGTGTCACAATCGTCCTTTGCGTCCAATACTAGGGCTAGAGCGTCTATTACGCCGACTGCGTCATCAGGCGGTAGCTTTGCGTACAGCGCTTTAATAACGTTTGGGCAGGCGGCGAAGTGCTTGCGCATTACCTCTTTCAATCCGCCAAGCGCACGGCATAGCACATCGTAATCGCCTCTGCGCATAGAGGCGACGATTTTGCGACTGATCACCGTACTCTCCGTCTGGAATCCCGCAAGCCACTCGTCTAAAACGCTGGATATGCGGTCTTTGTTACGGTACTTGCGCATGGCCTGCATAATAGACAGTCTACCCATGTTGCGCCCCCTTGCGCTCAATGATTACACTATAGCCGAGCATATCTGCAATCTTTATCAAGTCCGCTACGCGCAGAGTGCCGCGGTTGATCGTTGTACGCAGCGTACTATCGGCGATATTAAGGCCGCGCGCCAGGTCCGCAACGTTACCGTACTGCGTCTCTGCAAGCATGACGTCCACTGCGGCCTTTATTGTAGTTTTATTGATAAGCATGTATTACCACCTCTCACTGTGCTGTCCTGCGCATAATACAGCATAGCACACCAGCCGCGCTATTGTAAATATTCTTGCGAAAATAACTCGCATACCGCCTAAAACACGCATTATTAGTTATATACCTACGTCAATTAGTAGAGTACCAGACTAACACAGCCTTGACGCATCCACGACAATCCGCTATAATTCAAATTAAGTAGCCGCTTGCCCTCGCGGGCGTGCGTGGATTGAAATAACGTAGTTTGCTTAATGTAGAAGCCGGGAGATATTTTCCCGGTTTTTCTATTTATATCTGTTCCCTCGTTATCTCGCTGTCTATTCAATATATTCGCGAAATGTGTGTTGACTTAACGCAATACGCGTGATATTATATAGACATAAGGTTAACGCAGAGGAGCGGATGAGGATGAAAAGAAGCGTAATGGTTCGTGCTTGGGAGATCGCGAAAGCAGCGGCGGTAAAATTTGGCGGCAAGACTCGCGAATACTTCGCGGAATCATTGCGTAAAGCCTGGGCGGAAACAAAGAGCGCGACGATAACGCTTTCTGGTACTAAAGTCGTGGTGATTGCGGATGAGGTAACGCACAAAATAACCTCCATTATGGCAATTGTTGACGGTCGAATTGCGCAAACTTACGGACCCTGCGAGACGAAAGTAGCGTACATGGATGCGTATCGCTCCGCAGTCAATACCCACGTCGGATACGGTAATATGGCCGAAATGTATATCCGCAGAGCTTCCGGCATTCTTACGTTTGATAGCGTCCAGGAAATAACAAAGAGGGCAAAATAACAAGGGGGTTGTTACGATGAATGTACAAGAAATGATCGCGCTTGCTTACGAGGTAACGCACATCGAGGGAAACGGACGTATCTGGATGAAAGAGAACTACTCCTCAAATTATCCTCAATTTACGCAGGAGTTCCGTTTGGACGTCCGCCCCGCTAGTAACCGTCTCCCAAAGAAGACGCCAGATGGCGGAACAATCGTAGACTCTCCGATAGGATATCGCGAACTAACCGTATGGGTAAACTTCGGGGATAAGCCGGAATGGTCCGGACCGGAATTGCGCTGGCTGTACATGGACCGGTCTCAGCGCTGGGATGGCGAGCAAGTTTCCGGAGGAGTGGCGGAGGTTGATCGGTTGCGTGAAATATCCGCTATGCTGGCGGAAGAGATGCGCAGGATTGAGCGTGTACAATCCGATTATTGGAGCGAGCACCGGACGTTTGACGGAATGGTCATCGACGGGTATGCGGTAGTAGGCGGAAAATAGCCAGCGGATACATAGCGTCAGCTTGCGGAGTAATCCGTTTGGCTGGCGCTTTTGTTTGCGCATAAGACGCAAAAAAGGAAAAACGAAAAGAGCCGCGGACGTGCTTCGTCACTGGCTCTATTTGTATATTAGCGCAGGATTGCGAAACTGTCAATCTCCACCGCAAGGTTGCGGAAATGAAAACGCACGTTTATAATACGAATATACGTTCCCATATGAGATTACGGAGGATGGCGGAAATGACAACGGAGATTAGCGTAAATAGCGAGGAGAACAGCGCGCTCGTCCACGAATTTGTTATAACGGACAATCTGCGTAAGGTAGTGACGCGGAGTCTCGATGAGATTAGCGCATCTAAGACGTTATTACAGCGTCTATACGCGGCCGCAACGTACGTTATACTATCCGAAGTATGTGCGGATATCTACGCTCTACGCCGCGAGATGAGCCGCAGGAAGCTGCGAATTGTCAGCGAGGAGGCTGCGCAAGGTACGTTGATCGTGCGCTATACAGTGCGGAATAGCGCGGGTATAGACGAGGAGAAAACGGAGTTACAGCGCGAGGAGTTACGCCGGGAGATTGGATTGCGGTTGGCTAGGCGGATGAAGGCGATGGAGATGCGGGTAAGTAAAGCGGAAAAAGAAAACGCCACCCAACCGTGATAGACCGGAAGAGTGGCGCAGGGGTTACGTTACAGCTTTTCAAGCGGACTGAATTTGCGGTGCTTATCGCGCACTTCTGACGAGAAGAGATTTACGTACGTCCGAACCTGTTCCAACGTGGCATGACCGAGTACGGCCTGAAGCGCAAAGACGTCCGCGCCGTTCTGAACGCTCATTTTGGCGAAGGTGTGTCGGAAGGTGTGTGGAGAGCAGCGGACGCCCTGTATGCCGCCTCTAGCGCCGTAGAATTGAATCTGCTCCTGCACCTGTCGCCGCGTAATCGGAGTATTATCAATTGTTACGAATAGCGTATCGTGCCCCAAATTTCCGCGAAGACTCAGGTACTTTCCGAGTTGCTGACGCATTGTCGACTGAAAGGGGACAAAGCGATCCTTTCCATTTTTTCCTTCGATTAAAATTACACCGTTCCGCCACTCGATGTCCCCGGTTTTGATGTCCGCCAGCTCACGTAGTCGCACACCGGTTTCAAGCATGAGCATCATAATTGTTTTGTCACGTACGCCTACGAAGGTTTTCTCATCCGGCTGTGCAAGTAAGATGTGTACCTGCGCTGTCGTAAACGTTGGTACAGCTTTCTTCCTCTGCCGAATCAGGTTCATTTCACGCATCGGACTTACGCGCAAGTAGCCTTCTCTTACGAGAAAGTTGAACATTGCCCGCGAGGCCCGCAGCACGCAGTTTATAGACGTTTCCTTCAGTCCCTTATCCATCATGTAGAGGATAACGTTCTCTTTCATCGTACGTTCCGTGATTTCGGCCGGGTCCGTTTTCACTCGCTGTTCTTCAAGCATCCGTTTCAGCTTCCGTAATTCCTGCCGGTAAAATCCGATTGTATGTTCGCTGATATTCCGGATTCTTCCGTCCCGCAAAAACAAATCGACCGCGCTGTCTAAATCGTCCGCCACGTATACCGGTTTGTGCTGCGGTAATAAATCCTCCTGCGTTAACGCATTTTTACGCCGAGCCATCGTATGCCCTCCGCTAGTTTATTCGCCGCGAATAACACATTCTCCGTTAGCGGAGAACGGTAACAACGATTGCAGTCGTGCGCGTTTCGTGAGTACAACGTACATTTCCGGTTCATACGATTATAAACGAAAATAAGCCGGATGTATGCGCTGAAATCAGCGTACAATCGGCGTAAACAACCGGAATCNCTGAAATCAGCGTACAATCGGCGTAAACAACCGGAATCCGTAGCGAAATAGAGGCGAGTGATTTTGAGTCGCGCGCGTCTGCCATTCCGCCACACCGGCTTATCGAAAACGTTCCCTAAGAGATTCGAACTCCTGGCCTTTTGATTCGTAGTCAAACGCTCTATCCAGCTGAGCTAAGGGAACAAATAAAAAAAGGCGCCACCCAGATTCGAACTGGGGGTAAAGCTTTTGCAGAGCTCTGCCTTACCTCTTGGCTATGGCGCCACATTATGGAGCGGACGAAGGGATTCGAACCCTCGACCCTCGCCTTGGCAAGGCGATGCTCTACCACTGAGCCACGTCCGCATATATACTGGGGATCTAGGATTCGAACCTAGGAATGACGGAGTCAAAGTCCGTTGCCTTACCGCTTGGCTAATCCCCAATAAAAAATAATTAGTGGGGCGATCGAAGGGAATTGAACCCTCGAGTGTCGGATCCACAATCCGATGCGTTAACCATTTCGCCACGATCGCCATGTTACTAGCAAGTAATGGCAGGGGCAGCAGGAGTTGAACCCACACTAACGGTTTTGGAGACCGCTGTTCTACCATTAAACTATGCCCCTATGTAAATGTCAAGAAAAGTGGTGGAGGGCGATGGATTTGAACCACCGAACCCGAAGGAAGAGATTTACAGTCTCCCGCGTTTGGCCACTTCGCTAGCCCTCCACGTGATGGTGCCGGCTAGAGGACTTGAACCCCCAACCTACTGATTACAAGTCAGTTGCTCTACCAATTGAGCTAAACCGGCATACAAGATGGTGGCTTGGGACGGAATCGAACCGCCGACACGAGGATTTTCAGTCCTCTGCTCTACCGACTGAGCTACCAAGCCTTATACGATTGTCAAGAAAATGGCGGAGCCGACGAGATTCGAACTCGCGATCTCCTGCGTGACAGGCAGGCATGTTAGGCCTCTACACCACGGCTCCGCGGTATTGCGGGGGCAGGATTTGAACCTGCGGCCTTCGGGTTATGAGCCCGACGAGCTACCGGGCTGCTCCACCCCGCGTCGTAATATGGTGGGCGCTGAGGGGATCGAACCCCCGACCCTCTGCTTGTAAGGCAGATGCTCTCCCGGCTGAGCTAAGCGCCCGCGAAACATGACCCGTAGGGGACTCGAACCCCTGTTACCTCCGTGAAAGGGAGGTGTCTTAACCACTTGACCAACGGGCCACTGTAAAGATAGTGGCGGAGAGAGAGGGATTCGAACCCTCGAGACGCTTGTGACGCCTACACGATTTCCAATCGTGCTCCTTCGACCAAACTCGGACACCTCTCCATATGGCTCCCCGAGCAGGACTCGAACCTGCGACAACTCGATTAACAGTCGAGTGCTCTACCGACTGAGCTAT